AATTTGATGACGACACTCCTCGGGAATGGTGTAGCGGAAGCGGACGTCATGACCAGCACAGGACTCCTCGCACCGGTCAGCCTCGGCCAAAACATCCACGGCACCAGCATCGCCCCACTCGACAGAGTGCAGCGCAAAGAGCCGGGCCGGGAGCGGGATAAAGGTCAGCTTGGGAGAGCCCCGGTCAACGTCGACCATACAAAAGCCCTTCTCCTCGACCTCGCCGAAGTTGAGCCGACCTGGAGATCCGGAGTAACAGATAGCACCGGGAAACGTCTGGTACTTGTGGACATGACCGAGCGCCACATAATCAGCATGCGCCGCCCGGAGGTCGTTAACACCGAACTCCATATCCTCGCCGATTGCCGTCTCCCCAGAGGAAAGCACGCTGCCGGTCACCATGCCATGCGTCACGAGTACCCGAGGCACGTCGGCGGGAATGGAGTCGTTAACCATCCCGAAGCCGGAGAAGAGGTCAAACACCAACTCGCGGTACTTGGCATTACCATCGGCGACGCCAGCAACCTGACTGGCAAAATGCGACTTGTCGAGCGACGGGACCAAGGTGAAAAAGCCGACGACATCCTCCCACTTGGTGACATGGGAGAGCGACGCAAAAGCAGGATCGCGCAACGGAGAAGCCATCAGTGCCACCTGTTCAATTTCAGAAGCGACATGGACCGGGAACCGGGTCCGCAGATGCCGAAAGATATACGGCGACTCCCGGTCGTGAGACTTGGTGCCACGAATGATCACCACCGGGCAGATTTCGGCGAGCCGGGTAACGAAGGAGATCGCGGCACGAGCCGCCGCCGAATCGATCCGGATCGGACCCAAATGCTCATCCACAGAGTCTCCCGCGAGCACCGCGCAGTCAGGATGCAACTCGGACGCCTTAACCAGCAAGGCATCGGTAGTCCTGACAATTTCATCCAGCATATCCTGCTTGTTGCAAAAATGGGTATCGGAAAGATGTAGCAATTTCATATACTTACTCCTTTATTGGTAGATTTTGCAATTTATGACCTTGCCAGCGGTCGCATCGGTTACACCGTACAATTCTCCAAGTTCACGCTTATTGATGCCACCAGAGGCATACCGAGCACGCATCTCCACCGCGATTTCACGGCTCAACTTAAGCCCCGGACGATTGCAGCTATTGATAGCATGGGTAACGACGCGACAGTTTGAAGGCTCATAATTCCCGTCATTTTCAATACGGTCGACCTCAAGGCCACCGCGCCACCCATTAGCAACAGCCCAACCAAGGAACGCAGGAAAACTGTCCTGCCACTCGGCACACACAACAATCCCACGACCTCCGTAGCGATGAAACGATCCGTGGTTTTTATTCCGGCAACGATCCTTCATGCCATTCCATACAGAAAGCAACGGATGAGGAGTCCCGCCACGAGTAGCGCCATGCGTCACCCGGCCAATAGTTCTGGAGCAACCACACGAAAGCCCTCGGAGTCCGTCACGGATGCCGCGAATAACCTCAGACTCGCAGGGAGAGCAGAAGAACAACCCCATTTTTACGGTCTTGCCTCCAACACGGAGAGTGCCACCCGTAGCCAATAGCTCCATAATTTATCCTTTCAAAAAGCTGGCGGACCCGGAGGTAGAGTCCGCCAGTAGATAGCCCCCGCAGGAGCGAATGAACAGAATCAAGAAAAGGATTTCAACTGTTTTACAGCATCATCAAACGCCAGAACCATATCCTCTTTGTTCGACTTCAGAGAGACTCGCAGCGCCTCAGCCAAAGCGCGGAGGTCTTCAATGGCCATATCCTCCAGCGCCTGACCACCACCCCACGCCACCACGGCATAAGCATTGATAGCCGACAGCGGACGATTAAAGGACTTTGCCAGCTTGCCGAGATAGGCAACCGCAGCAGCATGAACCGGATCAGCAGCGCCGGTCCCGCCTTCAGGATTAACGCCACCGGTACCGTCAGGATTGACCTCCGGCAGCGACTCGGCAGGAGAAGCAGGAGGAGTAACCGCAGACTCTGCCACGTCGGCAGGAACCGGGAGATACTCAGGCTCCGCACGCCCCACCGTATACATCGGGATGGTCGCCGGTTGTTTAACCAACGAGGCCGAAGCATAGGACGCCATCCCACCGAAAGCCAGCGCCGCACGAGCCGCACGGGCCGCCTGCTGCTGAGGCTCTGCATACCGCGCCAACACCATCGGGTCAACGGTCAGATCAAGCGTCGCAATCCACTGCTTGACCACCTTGCCCTCATGGCGGACATTCTCGGCGACCTTGACCAACTCCAGAAAAGGCTCTCCATCAAGTAGGCTATTGAACCGGCCAAGTATGCCGCGTACCCGCTTAAGCAGCGCCACGGCATCCGACAGACCGTACCACGACCGAGTCGGAACGACCACCTCGCCCGCCGTTTTCAGGCCGGGAACGAACACCCGATAGGCACCACCGAACTGCACCTTGTAACCGCAGGCAGCGGTCGCCTTGTCTTCATCGTCGGTATTCAGGATAAGCCAATCGGCCTCCTTCGCCGGGAGCTTGGTCTCCTTTTTGAGATAGCGGAATTTCAGGACGTCGCCATCGTAGAACGAGACACACCGGAGATTGCCAGCACCATCAAAGGCCCGGAAGTTATGCGGGATGACCGCGTCGAGGTCACCGGACGGCAACCAGATCGGAATGCGCCGGACCTTTCCATCGGCATCCCCGTAGTTTTTGACGATGAAGTCAGCATCGGACGGACGCCGGAAGTCTTCACCGCGCACCGTGAAGTAGTCCGCGTTTTGCGGAGTCAGGCAGGACTTACGACTGGACCCTTTAGCCTCCAGCTTGAGCATTGCCTCATCGATAGCCCGGAAGCCGTGACCCTCGTCGAGCATCTGCTGGTAGAGTTTCTTCTGGGCATCCGTGCAAGCCTGCACCGGACGCTTGATGCCGGGACGAACCATACCAGCATGCCGAACCCGAGTCCGGTCGCCGAGAATCATGCGGACCTCATCGGCGTCCCCGTTTTCAATAATCCCCGAAATACCGGTAGTATTGTCGGTCGTTTCATTGTCACTCATAACCCCACCTCCGTGAGAAAAGGCGGGAGCCATCGCCCCCGCCCGGTTAAAGATAACAGCGCCAACAGTTACGACAGGACCGCCACGTCGTCCGGCAGAGAATCCCGCAGATACGTCGCGACATTGTCAATGGCAGCGAGCCGCCACTGACCACCATCGGCCTCAAACAGCGCACCGGTGAAGTTACCGCCACCGGAATCCTTGAGCCGGTAGATAAACGGCGACAACGGTTGGTCAACCTCGGAGAAGGTCCGGAACGGAGACAACATGACCGGATTCTTGATAGCGACCTCGCCCACCCGAGCCACCCCGGTCCGAGCAGTTATGATCTGCGTCACCCCGTCATCGGCTAAGTTTTTGGAAGCCTCGCCGGTGATATTGCCAAGCACCTTCAAGAGCTCCGTCTGACTATTGGACCCCGCGAACTTGGCGAGCACATTGATCACGAACTCCTCCATCGGCATGAACTGGCCGAAGGGGAACGCCGGAGGAGCATAGTGCGCCGATAGATACGCCCGCCGCTGCTGGAACGGTGGCATGATAGGAGAGCGAACCACGACCGTGACCGGATCAACGACATGGACAATCAACTGCTCCACAAGGAGCCCGTCGCGGTTTTCCCGCAGGTAGTCCACCAGACCGGTCAAGGTGTTAACCTTGAGGCAGTCAGGAGAGGGAGGAATCACCGACATAAGGCCAACGGTGGAGTAGGGACGACCGGCAACCTCCAAGGTCACCGGTTGTCGCAGTTCCAGAATTTTCTCAACAAATGATCTCAGCATTACACGACCTCCCGAAGTTGCGGAGCAGTAGACATAAACGACATCTTCATCTGATCCGGATTGTGCTCGACGGCAATCGGACCGCGACCATCGCGACCGACGAAAATCACCGTTTCAAAAGGCTCTGCCGGTGCCAGCTTGCTGGCGATTTTGACGCCCACGTCGCACCGACCACGATCCTTCGCCGGTTTGAACGTGACCGTCAGGGTAATGGTCCGCGCCGCGTCCGTGGTATTGACGTCGAGGATATTGTCGACCACCCGCGCCAACTCATCATCGAACCGCTCAATGGCCGAGCCACGCCCAAGATTGAGGAGAGACGTCCGGTCCTCCTCGGCCACACACTCAGAAGCCGTTTTGTTCATACCTACCTCCACATAAAAGATAACCGCCGAGACGGGTCCACCACGAGTTACAAGATCCCGCAGAATGGTCGCACCACCCTGCTGCGTCTTTTTTTGAAGAAAAACGAAAAAAATTACCGCAGACTAACTGCGAACGAAGCCGCCGCCCCATTGGCGGGAAACATATCCCGGAGCCCTAACGACTTGACCCATCGCCGAAACTGCGGATAGCTGATACCGATCACCTCCGCAGCCTCCCGCTGCGTCAGACCGCGCCGACCCAGGGACGCAACCGCCACCGGGTCCGGTTGTTGCGACGCCCTGAAGCAGGCCACGCAACAGTACATCAAATGCGTCCGGCACTCCGATACTACTCGCCTCTTGCCACACCATAGACACACGATAACCGCCATCATACCTCCTCATTATAGACCTCCACCTCAACCCGAGCCACCGGGTCCACCGACTGCACCACCGAAAACACCACGTCGACGTCCCGGTCGTCCCGCAGCACCCCGGCACGCACGAGGCAATCCTTCAGAGGTTTGATGCCCCCGACGAGATTGTCTCGATCTTTGACCAGAAACCGAGATGCCGCCACGTAACGCCGCACCTCGACCACTCTCCGCCCTGCGCCCTGCGCTCCCCAGAGGAACAGCGTCCCTCGGAAGACATGGTCCCACTTTTTACGCTCCCCCAGGTAGACGCCCCGAGGCCGACCATGCCAGCAGTTAGAAGACTCCAGATACGCCGTTGTTGACAGCACCCGGCCAGAGTGCCAGACCCGCACACCCTCGCCGGTTTTCGCCTTGGTCGGTTTGACGCACACCACCAGCCCCTGCCGGAGACAGGAGATGCAGGTAGCATGAGCATCATCACGAGCGCGACCCACTGGACAACTCACGCTCCGGACCCCCGGAACGATTCCCAAGTGAAAGCGATAACCCGCGACTTTCCCTCGCGGAATCGCTCAATAATTCTCGGACCGAGCGATACGGACATTTCAGAGATTGAGAGGTTAGAAACTAAGATGGTCGGTTTTAGATTCTCGTACCGATCGTTTAGCACCTCGAAAAACAATACCCGCTCGGCATTGCTGCCATAGTCCACCCCAACCTCATCGAGCACCAGCAGGTCCGGAGCCACAAACAGATCGATAGCCGCCTGTTCATCCTCGCCACCCGAACCTTTACCCCACGACTGCCGAATGCGCCTAACCATTTTAAGAGCCCGAGTATGGCAGACCGAGAAGCCTGCCCCGGCAACCTCATGGCAAACAGCCGCTGCAAGGTGATTTTTGCCGGTCCCAGGATTGCCGAGAAGCAACAGGGAATCCCCTGCCGCCAGCCGGTCGGAGAAGGTCGCTGCGAAGCGCCGACACAAGTCAAGAGCCCGGACCGAATCAGCCCGACCATTGGTGACATAATTGTCGAAAGACGAATTTACATAGCGCAGACCGATACCGATCGAGGCCACACGAGCCGCTGCAACAGCACGAGCCGCTGCCAACCTCTGCTGGTTGACCCGCTCCTTATAGGCCGATTGGTCAGCACAGACCCGGCAGGGAATGCCCTCGGCAGGATGCACATGGCACCAGCAGTCAGAAACTGGATCAGTAGGCATCGGGACGCTCGGGGAAGTCACCGCGAATTGCGGCAGCGTCAGTAAAGATGGTGACGTCGGTGGCCGGACGTCGCGCCGAGCCGCCACGAGCCGATCCTGCGCCGCCAGAACCACCGGGTCCACCGTTTCCATTTTTAGGTCTTTCACCTTCCCACCTCCTCTGGTTGAGATACGTAGTAGCCATAGGAACAAAGCGACCATCCTCGCTAGTCCATTGATCGCCGACAGTCTGCCACGCTAACGCCGCAAGAACCGCATCGAGCGGAGGCATTGCTTTATTCCACGCCGTCACCGCTAAGGATTTAGAAACATCGCGCCGAGGATACACAGCCCAGAAATCATCGAATCCCGGATGCAATACACCCGAAGCCGGTCGGGTCGTGTTTTTCTTTTTAGTAGGAGTAGGAGTAGGAGATGGTAAAGGAGAAGGAGAAGGAGAAGGAGAAGGGGCATAACCCCCGGAGTCCGAAGGCAATGCGACCGCATCGGAGTCGCACGATTCACCAGCAGAGCGACGCTCACGAGCGGCACGAATTCTGTCCCATTTGACAGAAGCAGCAAGCCGCGCCGATTCAGATCGTTTGCCAGCATGGGATGCGTACCCATTGTGCTGGTCCCACTGGTGCAGGGAGAGAACCCCATCCTCGGAGCGGTCAAGGAAACCGGTCTGCAGCAGCGCCGAAACGAAGACATCGGGATCACCCGGCCAGCCACTCATGATAGAGACATCGAGATTGTCAAGGCCAGAGAGAACACCCTCGGGACGATCCATCGCCACGGTCAACCAGAGATCCAGAAGATAGTCGGTGGAGTCGGGACCAAGGAGAGCTCTAAGCCGTTTTCTTTTACGGTGACCTTTGAACGACACGGAAATACGAATATCGGTATTCATGGAGACACCTCCCGAGGATTGGCATCAACATAGCGCCGAATGATGAAACGCACCATCTGCTCCTCGGTGCAGCCACGACGACGGGAAGCATGAAATACCGCCATCCAATCCGAATCGGTAACCCGAGTCGACAGGCGACGATTGAGAGGGGAGAGTTTCACAGGGGGGGAACGTTTAACAGAAGAAGACATAACAACACCTGACCTTTCTTTTTACCAGGAGAGAGAAGCGCCCGGACAACATACGCCATCCGGGCATAAGGACTAACCGAGGGAAGAATCGAAGAAGCGCCGCGCCTGGAAAAACGGGATATCGTCGTCTGGATTGAATTGACCCGAGTCGTAATTATCGGCACCGGAATCATGGTTGTGACCCGAGGCACGACCGGAACCACCACCCTCGCCGTCACCTTTCGGAGACAGGAACTGCATCTGGTCACCAACGATTTCAGTAGACCAGCGGTCCTTCCCATCCCGGTCCTCCCATTTCCGGGTTTGCAGCCGACCCTCGATATAGACGAGTTTACCTTTCGAGAGGTATTCTTTCGCCAGTTCCGCCTTTTTGTCCCAGAGCACAATGTTGTGCCATTCGGACTTTTCAACCCACTCGCCATCTTTTTTGAATTTCTCCGACGTCGCAATCGAGAAGGACGCCACCGCAACACCCGAAGCGGTATACCGCACCTCGGGATCTTTCCCCAACCGGCCAATCAACATAACTTTATTCAAACACGCCATACAAACCTCCAACAATAAATTTGACTCCACCCGGTACAAGATTCCGAAGAATGGTCGCACCACCCTAATCGAAGAAAAAAGCAGCGACCAGCCGAATTATTATGGCATCGGGGTCAACCGAACCCCAGAAAGAGTCCCGACCCACACGATGAACACTATCATGACAAACAGCGCAGAGAGGAACGCACCGGTAGTCGGAACACTTCAGGCCAACAGCGCCCTGACCCACAGCCGGTTGATGATGCGGTACCGATGGAAAATAGGCATGACATTTGCAACATGAGAGACCACGAACGTAGTCACGATATAACGGATCGCGATCAGACACAGAAGCACCTCCACATGTAACACACATCCCACGTACCAGGAGACGAACATGAAGACATGCATCAAACAGGCCAGCGCTATACTTGCAACCAGCATCCTGATCATTATCGCCAGCCTCCTCGCCTTCACCTACGCCCACGCAGCCGACACCATCGCCGCGACAGCACCCGGAGCATTCGACAAATTTGTGCAGCCATTCATCGAAGCCACGGTCGGTATTCTGGTTTCAGCACTCTGCGCATACGGCGTCCAGTTTCTACGAGCCAAGACCGGAATAGCGATCAGTGACGACACTAAAGGTCACATAGACCAGATCGCCACCGCTGCCGTAATGGCAGTAGAGGAGCGAGCCGCAGCAGCAGCAAAACTAGGACTGACAAAATGGTCGAGCTCTGACAAGTTGATGAACGCCATAAACACCATCACTGACAAGATACCCGGCATCACGGTCCCACAAGCACATAACCTAGTAGATGCCACCCTCGCGAAGATTCCCGGCATCGGAGCGACAGGCATGCTCGGCGTTACGTCTGCAATTTATGCAGAGACAGCCGCCAATTCGCTGCAAGTGCCCGGAACCGACGTCGGTCCGCCACAGCCAAACGAAAACCTGAAAGACACCGTGCAGGCAATGGCCAGCGACGCCATAAGCGGGCTCCTGCACGGCATAGCCTACAGCATGACCCCCACCAAGCCGACAATTCCAAACTACACCAGTGAGAAAGTGACGAGTTGATATGGAAGCGATCATAGCGTCAGCCTTGACCATTATCATGCTGCTGCTCAAGGCATGGCAGGACAGCAAACCCGCCCGGACCGAGGCTGCACGGCAACAGTCGATACAACAGGGGAGAAAAGACAATGCGGAAATTAACGTTGATGCTCTTGCTGCTCGGATTGATGCTATCAGGAGGAACCGGATGCGCAACCAAACAGGCGACGGTTTACCTATCGGGAGACAGCCAGCCCCACCCTGTATCGAAAGGCCAAGCATCCCCAATTGATGGCTACGTCCTGAGCCCGATAGCCCTTGACGATCTGCTGCGCACAGCAGAAGACTGCCAGCAGCAATGACAGGACTACCAGAGAGCATCCCCGTCACTGTCGAAGACCGACGATGGCTGCGAGGAACCAAGGCATGGCGACTAACCCTCGCCATACCCTGCAGCCACGACATCCCGGTAATGCTGACGGCACTCATTGAGCGACAGGTAGCCGTCACCATTACCGGGACCGTCACCGCCACCATTAATCCGGCATGCATCGTCGATGTCTCACCACGCAAGGGAAAATTTCTACTCCTGATAGAGACCTGCTACGACCACCAGACAAGCATCGGACCCCGACTCACGGAACTGATCGGACAAAACTGCTCCCTGCGGATAAGCCCCATAGACGCCAAGCAGAGGGAACCAAAAGCGACAACCATCGACGCCAAGCAGATCGCAGCCCTGCACCATTCCTTTTTCGTCAATCCGAAGTTTCAAACCTTCATCCGCACCCGGACCGGAGCGCTAATAGAAGGATGCCCCGAAAGCACCAAGCACGCCACCAAGGAGTACCTACGGGTACAGAGCACGAAGGATATCCGCCCAGAACAATTCTCTGCCATGCTTGCCGATTTTAACGGATGGGTCAATGCCCCGCTCGTTTGAGGAAAGGGAGGCGGACGCAGCCCACGCTGCCGACCGACAGAGGCGAATGGCCTTTGATGGTCGGTATTTCACCGGATGCCGCAATTTTGTAGGAGACCCCACTCCTTCCTGCCGCAGGAGACAATCCACGCCACAATGCCGCACCTGCCGCAACTGCCCGAACTGCGGAGGCAACGTAAGGATCGACCACCACATCGTCCACTTCAGGAGCGACGGCGTAATGGTGCAGGAAGCCAAAGCCTGCGTGCAATGCGGAGCCTTTTATTTTTGTGACCACTTCCACCCCCGGCCAGCAGAGATAGAGGATGGGAGATGCGCCGTCACCGGATGCAAATGGACCCCCTACGAGCACCGCCTTATTGATGCCGGAGACGGACACCCACTAATGGTCTGTGAAACACACTTTAGGCAGTACCGGACATGGAAAAACCACCCCGACAAAACCGAGGAGCAGCGCCCGGTAATTATCCTGCTCGGCAAGGTTATCGAAAACCCCAGATACCATAAACGGAGAGGAGAGCAAACATGATTGGAAACGAAGAACTCGCCAAGGAACTCCACGAGGCAAGCAATTTTTGCGAGGAGGGACAAAACCATCTATGGAAAGACATCTCCGAAGAGACCAGACTCGGACTGCAAATGCAAGCCAACTACCTCCTCGGAAAGTTCCACATCATCCCCGTCAATGCGGACGCATTACGACCGCACTGCTCGCGGAATGCGACCGCACTGCTCGCGGAATGCGACCGCAATGCGACCGCATAAAAGGACATGACATGACACAGCCCCTCTTTGATTTCGCCGCAGCAGAGCGAGGCCGCGACGCAGGCATGGCCGCAACGCTCAACAAGGAAGACAGCACGCCGCCCGGAAAGTGGTCAGACCGGGTACGGGACGCCATCGTCACGTATGGCAGACAAGCACGGCGTGCCTTCACCACCGAGGAGATACGCCGGAGCGGATTGATTGAGGAGCCCCACCACAGTAACTGCTGGGGAGCCGCCATGAACGGAGCCCTGAAATCCGGCCTCATTCGCCACGTCGGATACACCCGACCAGCCAACCGGAAGTCGCACGCTTCCGTAGTTATGACATGGGAGATCGCATGACCACCTACCTAAGCGAGCTGTGCGGATTTCATATCCTTGAGAGCATCCACATGACCAAAGAGGTCACCGGCAAAAAAACCGTAAAGCGAACATTTAAAGAGCGATGGCTATACCCGCTGCTGCACCCGGTCCTCCTCCCGTTTGAACCTTGGTGCAAGACCCGCATCGAGAGCTACACTATCAGAGTACCCCGACGCGACGTAGCCAAGCTACCCAACGGAGTCCTCGTAATGCACCCCGAGACCGCGAGAATGATGCGCGAGAAAATGAAGCACAAGGAACAGCGATGAGCAGAGCCGACAAAATCAAGGACAAGTACCGAGGCAAGAAACCGAAGAACGACGAGCCGCTGAAGGTACCCGACAAGGCACACCGCGTGCTGGACCTGACGGTCGAGTACATACCCCTCGACGAAATCAACGCCGCGCCATACAACCCGAGAGATATCAGCCAAGAGCAACTCAACAAGCTGGTCAAGGGAATAACAGAATTCGGATTCGTGGACCCGGTTATTTTGAACAGCCATCCGGGCAGGGAGAACGTCCTCGTCGGAGGCCACCAACGATGCAAGGCCGCACGGATCATCGGCATGGAGACGGTCCCCTGCGTCCGCGTCGATTTAACGGAACTGCAGGAGAAGGCGCTCAACATTTCCCTGAACAGGATATCCGGAGAATTCGTGCTGGATTCCTTGACGGAACTCCTACGAGAGTTATACGAGAGCAGTACCGACCTCGACCTAACCGGTTTCACCACTGACGAGATCGACGCCCTCCTCGGCATTACACCACCCGGCCAGCAGACGGACCCGGATGAGGTACCAGAAGTCGATACCGCCGTCGCCGAGATGGGAGACGTCTGGGTATGCGGAGGCCACCGACTCATGGTCGGAGACAGCACCAAGCAGGAGCAAGTGCTGCATCTCATGGCGGGACAACTCGCGGACTTGGTCTGGACCGACCCGCCATACAACGTCGCCTACGAGGGGAGCGCCGGGAAAATACAGAACGACGACATGAGCAACGCAGCCTTTGAGGAATTCCTGACTGCAGCATTCATGTCGGCCATACAGGCCACCAAGGCCGGAGGATGCATCTACGTCGCCCACGCGGAAGGGGGAGACCTCGGTACCATTTTCCGCAAGACTTTCTCGGCGGTCGGATTTCTACCAAAGCAATGCCTGATCTGGGTAAAGAACAGCGCACCCATGAGCAGACAGGACTACAACTGGAAGCACGAGCCAATCCTGTACGGATGGAAACCAGGAGCCGCCCACTTTTTCAACCAAGATTTCACGAACACCACCATCATCGATGACGAGCCGAACATCGAACTGATGGACAAGCGCCAACTGCTCGGCATGGTCAAGGAACTCCGGACACGGATACCGGAGAGCATCATCCGGATCGACAAGCCGAGCAAGAGCGAACTCCACCCCACGACGAAGCCCGTCGCACTGGTAGAAATCATGCTGAAGAACTCCAGCCAAGAGGGGGAGTTGATCCTTGACCTATTTGGAGGCAGCGGAACCACGATGATCGCCGCCGAGAAGAACCTCCGCCGCTCCCGCATCATGGAGTACGACCCGAAGTACGCCACGGTCATCCTTGAACGATTCTGGGGATACAGCCGGACGGAACCGCAACTGGAGAAGATGGACGGCACACTGATGCCCTACAGCGAGGTAAAACAGGTCAGGGGGAAGGCATGAGCAAGAGATACTGCCGCGAACAGAAGAGATTTAGACGACTCCTGCGGGAGCTATCCGACCCGGAGAACGTCAAGAAGATACGAGGCGAAGCATGGAACGACCACCAACTTACCCAAGGCCGGAGCGCCGACGTCTTCATCATAGACGACCCCGCAGCGGACCCGACGCAAGAGCAACAGGAACGGATGGAGAAATGGTACCACGACCTGCCACGGCTTAATGCGCAACGCCGCGAAGTGAAAAAGAACATGGAATGGCTGCGAGCACTGCGCATACCAATACCGAGCGAACTCGCGGACCACATCCCCGGATTCATCAAGGAACCAATGACGATGGATGAGGTCCACGCTTCACTCGGAGGATTCAGCAGAAAACGCAGTACCGAAAACGACACGGTCAAGGACGGCATCATCTCCCGCCTTCGGGAGATCACCGCGACCAAGACACAGCAAATACGCACGCTGCAGGACCGACTCGACAGGACAAGGAAAAGGATGGAAGAGGCCATGCGACTCTGCGAAGCAGCGCAGAAGCGCAACGCCGAACTCATGGAAGAGGTCACAGTCGACGACCAGCTACTGCGCCAGCTTGAGGAATTGCTGAAAGCCGTGCCGGAATGCCCCACCCACGGTCGATGCATACCCCATGCAATAGAGTGGGTCAACCTCGCGAAAACGGAACTCAACATCAAGAGCGACAAGCCATGAGCCCCGCGATACGCATCTTCACCCACGTAGAACCAGACCTGACTTACTGGCCGCATTGCAACGTCTGCAGCAGGCCAGTCGACCGAGTATTTACAGACCACGTCACCGGGCAGACCATAGTCGCCTGCCACGGACAAATGCATACGATCACCAACAAGGAGAACGACCATGCAGTTCGACACGACCACCGCCACCCGCGATGAACTTATAGATCGAATCAAAGAAGCCGAGAGCACCAAGCGGAGACTCGCAGACATAGCCGCAAAAGTGATCTACGAACGGGACCAACTACTGCACTGCATGGCCGCACGCACCACCTGCATAGTGATCCGCGACGGAGACCACGAAACGCTCGCCACCCTGATGAACCCACCATCAAAACAGCCGCCCATGCACGCCGCATGAGAGCCAAGGCATGGACCGCCCAGAACAAGCACCGGACTCCAGTGAGTCGCAAGCGACCATGCGCATACGCCATACCACAGGAGCAATGGCCGGGATGCCGAATCTGCATGAACCCACGGACCGTCTGTAAGGAGCCGAAGAAATGAAAAAGAAGAAGTGCCACATTTGCGGGAAAGAGATCACGAGTAGCCAGAACCGAACGATGGTTGTAGTCGACAACAATGTAAAAACCGTCCACAAACTCTGCCGAGACTACCAACTGATACAGAGGGGAAAACCATGAACGAACCCTGGCAAAGCATCCTGAGCGCAAAAGTCGAGCGTATCAAGCCAGACCCTGACATAATAGCCCTGACGCACAAAGTGCTGGAGCAGAACGAGACAATACTGAAGATGAACGCGAGACTACTGGAATGCCTCACGTCGCCTTCCTTTTTGATTGAAAAATAGCGCTTGCACCCGAAAAAATACCACGAGGAGCACCAATGCAGCCGAACCGAGACAAACTGATCAAACGAATCAAGCAGGAGGAAGGGTACTCAGAGCACGCCTTCTGGGACAACAAGCAGTGGTCATGGGGATACGGAACCGCCACGGACGGACCCGGAAACACGACGAGAGACAACGCCGAACGCGAACTCGAAGAATCGCTTGATGACGCGATCGCCTTTGTAGTTCGATACTTTGCAGGCCATGACTTAACCGAAACCCGTGCCGACGCCCTCACCGACATGGTTTATAACATGGGAGCGCCGACATTTCTCAAATTCAAACGCATGAACGCAGCCATCGATAGGGGAGACTGGATAGCCGCAGCCGAAGAGGCCCGCCAGTCGCAATGGTACCAGCAGGTCGGAGCAAGAGCGAAACGAATCGTCGGCGAACTGCGTAACGGCTAGATTCGCCGCTTGCACCCGAGAAAATACACCACAAGGAGAAACAGCATGGGAGGTAAGCAAGGCATCATCGATGCCGTAGCCAAGGCAACAGGGATGGGACGTCGCGCCGCAACGGAAGCGGTAAACGCCACCATCACCGCCATCAAGACCATCGCCGAGACGGAACGAGTCGTCATAGCCAAATTCGGGACGTTTAAAACCATCAACCGGAAGTCGCGACACTTCCGCACCCCCACCGGAGAGGAATGCCAGTCACGCGCATGCCGCGTCCTCTGTTTCGCCGGGAGGAAGAGGTAACATCAATGGGAACCGCAGGCAGAAAGCCGAAACCACTCGACCTCGTAATGGTCGAAAAATGTGCAGCCCTCGGCATGACAGACACCCAAATAGCAGCAGCCTCTGGAATTTGCCTAGCCACCCTATACAAAAGGAAGCGGGATAACTCACAATTTTTAGAGGCCATAGAGAGAGGCCAAGCAAAAGGCGTCCAACTGGTCGCGTCCAAGTTGATGGAGCAGGTCAACGTAGGCAACGCACAACTGATTAAATTCTACCTTGAGGCCAAGGGAGGATGGGTCACCACCACCATCGTCGAGGCCGGGACCATTAACTTAGAAGGCAAAAGCGCCGCAGAGGTACGGGCAATCCTTGAGAGCACTCCCCGGCAGTCGTAGAAGAGTTTTATCCAAGGGAGCCGTCGAGGAGATGCTCCGGTACCTTGAGGAACAGGAGCGCCGGGAGGAACTCGCCAAGAACGAGCCTGCCAAGGTAGAACCCCCATTCAAGCCCTACGCCGAATGGCTCCCCGAGGTCAGCCCCACCTACACATGGCACTGGAAGCACACGATCTATCTCGTCGATAAGGTGCAGCAGTTCATCGACGGCAAGATCGAGAAGTTGATGATCTTCATGCCGCCGCGCCACACCAAGAGCGAGACGGTCACCGTCCGGCTGCCCGCTTACCTTTTGGAACGATGGAACCACAAACGAGTCATCGTCGGCGCATACAACCAGACCCTCGCTAACAAATTCTCCCGCAAGACCCGAAGAATAGCCGCAGGCCGCGTCGCCATCTCCACCGACCGGACCGCCGTCGACGATTGGGAAACCATCGAAGGCGGAGGACTGCGAGCGGTCGGCGTAGGAGGCGGGATCACCGGGATGGGCGGAGACGTCGTCATCATCGATGACCCGGTGAAGAACCGCGAAGAGGCCAACAGCGAGACCTACCGAGAACGCTGCTGGACGTGGTACACCGACGACTTGATGACCCGCCTGGAGCCCGGTGGGCAGGTCATATTGATCATGACCCGGTGGCACGAAGACGACCTCGCCGGTCGCATACTTGCCAGCGAAGAAGCCGAAGAATGGACCGTGGTCAACCTCCCGGCGCTCGCGGAGAAGGACGACCCCCTGGGGAGAGCCGAGGGAGAAGCGCTCTGCCCCGAGCGATACGACGAGGCATGGCTCAACCGGACCCACCGAAGAATGCGCGGTAGTTTCCAGGCACTCTACCAGCAGCGACCAGCGGCAGAAGACGGTGAGATTTTCAAGCGAGAGTGGTGGCAATACTACCGCGAAGCGCCCGCCTTCCAATGGATCTGCATCACCTGCGACAGCGCCTTCAAGAAAGGCGAAGACAACGATTACTCGGTCTTCATAGTTTGGGGAGTCACCAAGACGGGATATTACATCCTCGACGTCTGGCGACAGAAAGTCGAATTTCACGGACTCAAGACGACCGCCAACGCCATCGCCAACAAGTGGAACCCTCGCCTACTGCTGATAGAGGACAAGGCCAGCGGTCAGTCGCTGATTCAGGAACTCAAGCGCGACACGCCGCACCCGGTGATACCAATCAAGGTCGACTCCGACAAGGTCTCCCGAGCGAACGCCGCCAGCCCCACGGTGCAGGCAGGCCGCGTCTACCTGCCGGAGAACGCTCCGTGGTTGTTGGACTTCATAGACGAACTGGCCACATTCCCGAACGGAGCCCACGACGATCAAGTCGACGCCCTGACCATTTTTGTCAACCACGTCAGAAAAATGACCGGTCAGGCATTCCAGGATTACAGAGAAGAGGCCGAGGCCAACGCAGGCAAAGGCCAGCACATCTGGATACAGAGCGGAGCCAACCCCCGGCACTTCGGATGCAACAAATGCGGGATCACCGTCGTGACCAAAGAAGGCCAGACGGCACAACTCGCAGCCGAAGGACACAGTATGGGGAAATGTACAAAATAGCCCACAGGAGCGAAGAAAACGCTTTACTCTTTACTGCTCCGCATGGTAAAAAAGAAGAATGAGCGAACAAAGCGAACACGCAACCTGCCCGCCGCACCCATTGAGCCGAGAGATAGAGCAAGAGGGATACGTCCACTGCCGCGCCTGCCACGGCACTGGAGCCATCATCGACCAGCAATGGCTCGCCGCTACACTGAAGGCGGAGCGCACCGCACGCGTCCACGCCGGAGCCGGAGCTACGCTGCGAGCCGCCGCCCGGAGCATGGGAATATCGGCCAGCTACCTGTGCGACCTGGAGAACGGACGCCGAAACTGGACACAGGAACTGGCTGTGCGCTACTGCAAGGCGATAAGGGGATAGGAGATACCAAATGAACCAGATCGAAGTGCAGTCAATACAGCCAGCAGAGGCGGAACCTTGGCTATTACGCAAGCACTACGCAAGGCGACTCTGCCCAGTAAGTTTTGCAATAAGCGGGACAGTAGAACACCTCGGAAGTTTTGTCCAAGGACCATTCGTCTGGCACGTTTACGAATAATCCGGACCCGGCACCCCGGAAATGCACCACCGCCAAAAACAAGCACAGGAGGTACCGAATGAAGTGAGCTTTTCAGGATTCAGAACTACCGTAAAGAAGTTTCTCGAAATTCCGGACAGCATCAACAAAATCATCAGGAGGTTGGACTTCATGGACATCAGACTTCAACAGGTACTCGACGCCGCCCAAAAGAATCACGACGTCGCCCAGACCGTGGTCACCGCCCTCGGCGCTATCAAAGCGCAGGTCGCGGAACTTCAGGCGCAGATCGCCAACAACGTCCCCGTCACCGACGCCGACATCGCCGCCATCGACGCGATCATCGATGACGCCACCGCCGACCTTGAAGCAGCAGTAGTCTAACAGAAATACCAAAGGGGATCGCCTGCGTGATTCACCCCAACGAGAACCGGGTAGGCCAAGACGAATGGCGAATGGAGCGGAAGCCGGACCCGGACGCAAAACATAGGAAGGATAAGCCATGTCACCCGAAAAAAGAGTCCATCGTGTTTAACGGAAAAGTCGACCCACAAGACATTGTTGGCAATAAAATAGGATGGCTCACCGTTTTGGAATACAGCGGGAAGGATGATGCCGGAGTATACTGGTACGTTTGCAACTGCTCGATATGCGGAAGGGACTCATTGATCCGCAGAAACAACCTAATGACAGAAACAAAAAGATCTACCAGATGTAGCGAGTGTGGGAAAAAAGCAAGAGGGTACAACGCCTGCAGAAAACGCAACTTCAAAGTATTATGGTAAGGGAGTCCGCATGAACCACAACCAGATCATCCGAGCCAGCGAAGAAGCCCTGCACCAACGCGGACTGAGCCCGAACATCCCGCCACCTTCAACCATCACCGAAGATATAACCTCCATCGCGCAAGTCTTCTGTTCCGTGCTCTTAGCATCCGGTAAGCAGAAAGGCGTCCCCGAGATGCGCAAGGCCGCACTCGCCACCAGAGACCAACTCAACGAACTGCTCAACCGTCCCGACTTCATGCCAGCGGACCCGAAGCACGACCCTGAAGCAGCAGCCATGCAGCGCTACGGCGACCAGCACCTCGCCAACCTGATGCGCAAGGCCGCGAAGACCAGCACCGACAACGGCATCGACCTGACACAACACGCTACCTGCATCAGCGGGATCGCCGGAGAGGTCGCCGAGACGCTCGGATGGATAGACGAGATACAGGTCACGTCGCAAGAAACGGTCTCCTTTTGCACAGCCATTGTGGAGGCAGCAGATCGGCACGAGGCATATCGGCGCACCGCGACCGACCACCACGACCACAGCACCATCATCGACCGGTACTCGGTAGTCGAGGAACTGGCCGACATCGTCCTCCGCGTTTTCAGCTACGCCGCAGGAAACGGGATGGAGACGGAACTAGTCGCAGCCATTCACCGCAACGATGACCGCAACCAGCACCGACCGCCGAAGAATGGAAAGGGATTCTGATGGAAACAGCAGAGGTCAAACTTTGCAAACGAGGCCACCCGAGAACGCCGGACAACGTCAACAAGGGAGGAGCCTGTATCGCTTGCAGAAAAGCGATACGCAGTACCCCAGAGGACCGCGTACTACAAAAAAAATGGAATGAAAACTACACTCAGAGAGTAAAGAGCGGACTACCTAGCCCGAGACGAAGCACGCCAAGCGATCAATCAAGAAAGGAATGGCAAAAGCAATATAGAAACAGCCCAGAGCGCAAGCGCCTAATGGAGACGGAAGAATACAAAAACCACAAAAAAGAATGGTGGAGCAATTATAGGCAGACAGATAAATATAAAGAAGACCTAAAGAACCGGAGGGAAAAGAACAAAGAACTTGAAACAATTGCAAGACTAGAACCCATACGCAAGATACTGGAAGTAAGGGTATGGGCAGCACAAGTATTGCAAGACAGACTGCGAGAGCAAAATAAAAAGCTGCGCCAAGAATTTGATAGATGGGAACTTTACGACTATTTCACAGTTAGAGTTAACAACTGTTTCTTGAAAGCAGGAATAACAAACATCGAAGAACTGACAAGCAAAAGCGAAAGCGAACTGCTCGCAATACCACACATGGGCAGAAAAAGCGTCCACCAAATAAAAGAAGTCCTCGCAGAATTCAACATGAGACTGGAGCTTAAATGACCTTCACCTGCACCCACCCCGGATGCGGTCGCGCCTTCCTGCCGGGACCGGGAACATACATCGGACCCGCCGACCCGAACGACACGCAGTGCTCGCCCTTCATGGAATTCTCCGAACTCTGCGAGGAGCACGCCGGACCGACCCTCGCCCTGATGACCGAAGGAGCCGACGATGAGTGGTGACAAGAAGCAACCGACCTACCTGCTCCGGTTGAGCCGGGAGCACGCCGCAGCCGTCAGCGAAGCCCTGGAGGTTTTCCACCGGGCCAAGATGGGGCAATGGCGGATCGTCATGGAGCACTTCGAAGGCGATCGCGACGAATGGCAGCGCCAGAGAGAACAGGGACTGACGCAGGTCACCGACGCCCTCCAGCGGATTCTCTGCCCGGACCTCGGACCGAACAGCGGATACGGATACGCCGGAGGAGGCCACAACAGCAGTCTCGTCTACGAGGTCAAGACCGCCCTCAACTACCGCCGCGCCTGGACGGAACGACCACCGGACCCGGACCACCCCCTCGGCATGGACCGCGACCATTGGGAACCCATACTGTTCCCGACGCAGACCATGCCGAAACCGAACTGCTCCACCGAAGACGGTAGCCAACCGGAACTGGCAGCAACCGGTCAACGCATAGCCCGCGAAGTCGAGAAGGAACTCGGAACCACCGACATCAAGGTAGCCCTCGCGACCATCAAGGCTCTGAAGGCGGAGAACAAGGCGCTCCGGGAATTCGCCGAAGGAATCCGCGACGGTTACGACTGCGACTCTGACAGCCACAAATACCAGAACGGCAACGGATGCCGCTGCTGCGACGCCGAGAAGCTACTGACCACCAACCAAAAGGAGACAGCACCATGAGCCACAACAACCTGACCACCATCGACAAGGTCCACGCCGCCATCGCCGACATGAGCGCCGAACGGAGCAAGGCAATCGACGGTAACAAGGCCGCAGCCACACGCGCCAGGGTACACGCCAATACCGCCCGGAAGCTGCTGCTTGAACTCCGCGTCGAACTGAAGGAACTCCAGTAGCCGATGGCCAGCACCGAGAAGAAGATGACCAAGGCGGAAATAGCCGCCAGCCACCAGCAGGCATGTCGTGAGATTCCGTGCGCACCGGCAAGAAACGGTTCACCAGCCTGCCCGTTTTGCCCCCACCGGAAGCAACCATGATAGCAAACGACGGAATAATCATTTTTCAACTGCTGTCGCATTCCATACTGCTGGTCTGGTTATCCATCGGGATGGGACAAATCGTCCGATTTCTCAACAAAACAGGATGGAAGGAAGGCGAAATGGACACCAAGGACAGTAGCCAGCCGGAACTGACCACCAACGGGATGCGAATGGACACCAAGGACACCGATACATTTGACGAATGGTGGGCAGGCCAGATAGCGAAGATAAAGAGAGGTGAACGACCATTCCTCGCCAGCAGTATCTACCCCGGAGACCAGAAGGTCGCGTTTCAGGCCGGATACGACTCGCGGCAAGAAGAGGTCGACCTGGGGATAATGCGCCAAGAAATCGACCGCAAAGCCCGAGATGAACAATTCAAAGCGAGAGAAGCCGCCGAAGCCGAGTGTAACAAGTACAGGGAAGGACTGAAGCGAATTGCAGCATTGCCGTACCTGCCCGAACACGAACGTCGGGTAGGGGATTATGGCGATATAGCATGCGACCTACTCAAGGAGGGGGAGAAATGACAAGAGCGATTCTGGCGCTAGTTGAAGACACCGAAGCTGGACTGACCCAAGAGATAGAGCGACTGCAGGAGGTAGTTGTCGAATTATCCAAAAACCTGGAATACGCACAATCTTGTCAGCAACGCGCCGAAGCCGAGCGCGACGCACGGCAGGAAACCATCGATCTGCAAGAGCTGATGATTGTAAGCGAAAACAAAGCCAACAACGCCTTGCGAGAACGATTAACAGCCGCCGAAGCCGAGCGCGACCGGTATCGGGAAGCACTCGATGGACAGGGAGCGATATGACCGCCACCAAACACTGCGCCTCCATCCGCTGCGGACTGCCACTGGTCCGTCGCGAAGGCGAGCGCCGTGACCATTTCGAGAAGCGCATCACCTGCGGACCCCGCTGCCAAGGCCACTGGCAAATAGGAAACAAGGACTGCTACAAGCCGGGACGACCCCGGAAGGTGAGAGCATGAAAATCAAGATCATCAGCGACGGAACTCCAATGGGAACCCACGTCACCAACGCCGATACCGGTGAGAAGCTGGAACTGGTACGGAGCGTCGCATGGACCTGCGAGATTGACAAACTCGCCACGGCAACCATCACGGTAAGCAAGGTACCAATCTCAGTAGTAGGGGAGACCGGAACACCATGAGCGACCGCGACATCCACTGCCACAAGTGCCAGACCTACCTCGGAGTAATCCGCGACGCCAAGCTACGCAAGGACATCGTCCATGTTTGCGGACCTTGCAGCCAACCACCAAGACCGGGACCAACTCCTAACTTCAACCGGGAGTTTACAGACGAACTGTTTGGTATGCTCGGGAGGAAAAAGAAATGAGAGAGCAAACCGCAAGCTGCCGCTTCACCGCCGACAAGGTCGTCATTCGCTACGGAGCCGGATACCCCGACAAGGAATATCAGGAGCACCGCCAGCACCACGGCAAGTCGGTCAAGATTAAGAACGAGCCGCTGCGCCAGTTCGACATAGGCCGGGAGACCTGACCGTGCCGATACGCCCCGAGAACCGCCAGCGCTACCCGGAGAACTGGAAGGAGATACGCTCCGCGATTCTCCGCCGTGCCGGTAACCGCTGCGAGGAATGCGGGCTCCACAACCACAGCATCGGGACAAGGGACAAGGCCGGGACATTTCGCCACCCATACCCCGGACAATGGGACATCTACCATGACAAACTCCACAGCCACCACAGCAAACAGCAGGCGCTCTCCGCTGCCGGACTGATCATGATCGTGCTGACCATCGCCCACCTCGACCACCAGCCGGAGAACGTCGCCGACGACAACCTCCGGGCATTATGCCAGCAATGCCATAACCGATACGACGCCGCCACCCGCCGCCACGGAATCCGGGAGCGCCAACACGAAGGACAACTGAGGCTACCGATATGATAAACGACACCCAGACAACCGTATCGATCACCATGAGCAACGTCGACCAAGCGACCAAGCTGCACAAGGCGCTCGTCAGATTCATGACTATCGCAGCAGAAGGCGGAGACGTAGAACTCTGGATGCATACCAACGGAGGACAATCCACCTTTTGCGGAGCCATCGGCCACGACGTCATGATCGAGAGCGTCCACCACGAAGTACCGGAGACCTGACCGCCATGACCGCAATCGACCCCAGAGACGCCCGAGACAAATACTGCTGCACCGTCAACCGGCAATGCGCATCCACCGTCTGCATGGCATGGCGATACGAAGTGGAAGAGACGGAAGCGTCCAAGGCCATCCCGGACTCACCGCAAGCATTCCCCGGACCGCCGAACAAACCACGGAAGCGCGACTACCAGCGCACCGGCAAAGGTTACTGCGGGATGGTGCCATGCCCATAGTTACCGACCAGCGCCACAAAATGATGGCGAACAAGCTGAAAATCGAGGCCGATCACGGAAGGATCGACGACGACTACGCCATCGACTTCATCGGCAACGTCAAGGCCCGCCTCGACCGCAACGGCACCCTGACCACGAAACAGGAAGAGTACCTGCAGACCCTCTTCGACAGATACTGACAGGAGCAACCATGAAACGACCGAACGCCCTCCGCATTGCCCGCAGGGAAATGATGGCAGCAAACGCGAAACAGCCGAGCAGAATGGCCTTTGTACCCCCGGAGATATGTCCGGAGCACGGCGACAGCAAGATACGCGAGGTCTGGCGCAGCAACCGCTACCTCGCCCAAGTCTTTGAAGAGGGGAATGGAGTCGTCCGCGTTTCCATTTGCCGTACCATGCTCAACGAGGTCGGGGAGTGGGAAGACCGCATCACATGGGACGAGATGATGCAGGTCAAGCGGGAGATAGGCCACGGCGACAGTTACGCCGTCGAGGTTTACCCGGCAGATAAAGAAATTGTCAACGTCGGAAATCTCAGGCACTTATGGATACTGCCAGAACCCATAGTAGGATGGACAAGGTGAAGAAATGAAGATAAGCGGTATTTACGCCATCACCCAGATCACCACAGGCATTTCTTATATCGGTAGCTCCACAAACATAAGCCGACGATGGAAGCGACACAAAAGCGACCTCGACTGTGGCAGACACCACGCTCCGTGGTTACAAAGAGCATGGTCGAAACACGGAGCTGCGGATTTCAACTTCAATCTGATTGAAACCGTCGAACCACCGAATAGCCTTAGAGACAGGGAAAGAGCAATACTATCCAAAACAGAGCGGTCATTTAACACCATGCAGGCACCTGACCGAGAAGGAGTAATGATACACGGAGAGCAGACAAGACGGAAAATGTCCGAAGCACAAATAGCAAGATTCAAGAAAAACCCTAAAGGTCCAATAACCGACGAGCAGAAGGCACAGATAAGCGAAACACACAAAGGCCGAAAGTCCACCGATGAAGCAAGAGCCAAAATGAGCACATCCGCGAAATTAAGAACCAACATCGACACAATGAGAGAGATGGGGAAAAAAGCAAACGCCAGCAGAACATACGGACCACTTAGCGATGAGCAAAAGCATAAACTCAGCATTGCTCACTATGGAAACAAACTCTCCGAAGACCACAAGTCCAAGATACGCCAAGGAATGGTGACCGCACACGCAACAGGTCGCCACAAAAACGGATTTCAACCCAAATCTGCACAGAGCGAGGTCGCGCCATGACCCACGAAAGCCTATCCGACAAAGCCGTCAGAGTCCTAGCCGCCATAGACGCAAACGAGGTCATGCTCCATAGAGTCAACGACATCGGCGACGCCACCGGTTACTGCCAAGAGCATGCCCAGATCGTGAACGACCTACACTCAGTTCTGGGTACATTCGGAGCCAGAACCTACAACCTGAAGCAGAGATACGACCGGTCAGAGCGAGACGCCGCCACCAAAGCATGAGCGCCAAGCACCCCTGCCCCCACCACGGAGTATGCATGGACTGGCGTCGACCATTCTACCGCAACAACCAACTCAAACTGAAGACCTGCGAAACCAACAAGGAGAGTCGATGTGACTGGAGCCTATACCTTTCAGAGCACCATATTCAACCGAAACGATAGACGGAGAACACCGTGACCGACGCAGAACTCATCACCTCCATCAAGGCCCGCTACGACCGCGCCGCCGCGAACTTTGAAGATCTCCCCGAATTCCTCAACCTTCCAGCAAACCTGTCCATCGGCGACGCCATGCAACTGGTCGAGCGGATCGCCAACCTTGAGACCATCCGCGACAACTGGCGAGAGGTCGAGGACAAGTACGAGCGAGCCAAGAACCCACCGCCGCCACCACGCAATACACCGTCGCATGCTCGCAGGAGCAAGCCACCAATGCCTGAAGGGTACTACGACCCATTCCTTGATATCCTCGTGCTGCTTACCACGCTTTTTATGGTAGCATTCGCAGTTCACATTTTAGGCAGATAGCAAAAAAATTGCAGAGCGCCGCCCACATAGGTAATACTGTTCCGCATGGTAAAACAACGGAACGGAGCGCCTATGAGACCCACCCCGCACGACCTCGTCAATCCGGTTGAGACCCCTGCTGGATTAATCGTCCCGAGCCGCAGCATGGAGTCGTTGGTCAAGGCCGAAGCCACCAAGCAGCGCATCCTCGACAATAAAACCAAATTTTTCTCCCAATTCTCCCTCAATTCCCTCGTCTTCGGAGCCCGCGAAAAGCCGGTCGGCACGCCGCAGGCATCCATCCTTTACGAAGCGTCCGAAAAATCCTTTATTGACGCCATCATCATCCAAGCCCGCATCGACCAGATGAAGCAGATATGGGGCAAGGCGAGCAACGGGAAATCCAAACAGGTCGGATTTAAAGTCGTCCACGAACGTCACGACGACAAGGACTTCAAAGGCAGCAAGCTGATCGACGAACGCTGCCGGGAAATGGAAGACGTCCTATCCGACCCGAGCCCCGAGGAATACGCCGGAGTCTTCACAGACGGCAGCGGACAGCCGTACCGGTTTTATCCGGAGGGACTGCGACCGCACCAGCGCCTGAAGGAACTTATGGGCATCCTGACCCGGTCCGAGTTGATCATAGACCGGAAGGTAATCCGGAGATACAAGCGAGCGGACGGCAAAGGCTACTCCTGCTTTCACTGGATACCCGGCGACAGCATCAAGAACGTCGATGAGACCCTCAAGCTGTGGGCATACAAGAACGAGCCCACCAAGAAAGTCCAGCAGCACACCATCGACAGGATGAGCGCCGCCTGCGGATTCGACATCGCGCAGGCCAGCTTTGTGCAGATGATCGACGGCATGATCGTCAACGCCTACACCGACAAGGAAATCTCGGTCCACATCACCAACCCAAGCGATCGCCTCAATAGGTGGGGATACGGAACCAGCCGACTGGAGATGAGCCTCGACGTTACAACGGTCCTGCTTTTCGCATGGAACTACAACCGGGAGATGTTCAAGACGAACTACCCAGAGCAGGTACTGACCGTCGCCGGAGACTACGACAAGGAAGGTCTCGCCGCCTTCAAGCAGCAGATACTCGGCGAAGCCGGAGGAGTCGGCAACAACTGGCGACTGCCCGTCATCCCGGCAGGCGACCCCAATATGTTCAAAATCGAGAGTATAAAATTAAGGGACACCCCGAAAGATATGCTCTTCGACACGCTAATCCGCCTGCTTTTGATGGTCAAGTGCAGCGCATACGGAGCCCACGCCAGCATCCTGAACCTTGGCATCGACTCCGGACAATCTGGTGGCTCGATGTTCGGTCACGACAACAGCTACGAGATCGAGAGCAGCGACGAGCGATGGCTCAAGCCGAGCATTCAGGACAACTGCGAGTGGTTGACAGACGCCATCATCAAGCCGCGATACGACGACCTGAAGCTGGTCGTGGTCAACTTGGAACCGGAGAACGAGAAGGAAGCCATCGATATCCGAGGAGCCCGCGTCAGCAAATACCTGACCCGGAACGAGGCCCGGATGGAAGAAGATATGGAGCCCATCGGCGACCCGGATGACCCAGAGAACCCCTGGAACTTCCCTTGTGACGTCCCCATACCAAACTACCTTAATACCTTCCAAATGCTGAACCAGCCCCAGGACCAAGGTGACGGTCAGGACGGTCCGCCCGACACCCAGAAATCAGCCGTCGACGGCAGCGTGCTCCGCAAGGCCCGCAGGCCGAAGGGAGACGGAGCGCCACCGGTCAAGTTTTTACAGATTACCTTGGAGGACTGACCATGATCCGCTTTCTGCTCATCAAGAGCACGCAACCGGGACTCTTCGACTTCGGCACCGGAGGTACCAACCCGAACCCGCACCACGTCGGATACCGCCGCGTCAACTCCCGAGGCACGGTCTCCATTGTCGCCCAGAGGGGAGCGCCGAAGCCACAGCAACTCGGCCTCGACTTCTCCCGGCCAGCGCCACCGCCGCCACCGAAGCAGAAGACTATCGCCGACGTGGTCCGCGAGGATTCCAGCTTTCAGGGATTCATCGACAACGGCAGAAACATACTGGAACTGCTTACTGGTGGCCGGACCGCCAAGGACCGCCAAGCACACAAGGATAAGCTGAAGCAGGAGCGACACGACGCATACCTGAGGTACTCCACGGCATACAAGGAAGCAGCGAAGGAGCACCCCGACCACACCGGATACCAGGACATCCTGGCGGCACATCCTGAGGTCAAGCGACTTAGCATGGAACACGACCGAATGCTGGACGATCACCTCAAAGCACAGCGCGACTCCGGAAAAGACGAGTACGAAAAGGTCATCGCATGGCTGCAGGAAGGCAACGACATAGAGCGATGCCGCACGAAGGCGAAAGAGGTCACAGGCGGAGGACTGAAGAACAGGGAGCAGCAGAAGGCCATCGGCGACTTTTACGCGATGGTCGGTACCGGAAAGACGCCCACATACCGATGGACCGAGAGCATGGGTAAAGACTTTAGAGCCTGCGCTAGCCCTACCGGATACATCAAGCTGGACGAGAAGGCCAACCGCACCACGGTCATCCACGAGATAGCGCACCACATAGAATTCTCCCACCCCGAGGTCGAGCGAGCCGCCGCGCAATTCAGGTACAGCAAGTGCGAGCGCAAGGGAGGCAGCACCAGCCTGAAACCGCTAAAGGAGATAGTCCCCGGCAGCAGGTACGATGCCGACGAGCGAGCCATGACGGACAAATTCGTCAGCCCATACGTCGGCAAGTTTTACTCAGACGGCAGCACTGAGGTCGTCTCGATGGGGATGCAGCACCTCGGCAAACATAACGACTTTATCAAACTGCTCGACAAAGACCCGGAACACGCCCACTTCATAATCGGGATGCTCCACCACCTCAAGAACAAACCGGACGCCCCACCACCCCGGCGCAACCGATACTGACAGAGGCCACCATGATCCGCTACCTTCTGCTCAAGAGCGAGCAACTCGGGTTTAACTTCGGGACCAGCCGACCGAACCATATCAGCTACACCCGGACCAACCAGAGAGGCACCGCCAGCCGGATAGCACAACGCGGCAACCCGCACGCTCACCAACTCGGTCTCGACTTCTCCCGACCGCTGCCTCCACCCCCTCCACCCCCTCCACCGCCGAAGCCCAAGACCATAACGGAACTCAAGCTGACGCCGCTGCCGACAGCCAAGTGGATGCGAGACGCAACGAGCGGAAGGCCGACCAAACTCGCGGAGCCCAAGCACAAGATCCTCGTCAACAACGGCAAAGCCGTGCTGGAATTCATGGCACCAAAGGTCGCAGCGGCACTCGACGCCTATGAGGCATTCAAGAAGGACTACGAGTCGGCAAAGGCCAAGGTTACAAAACTGTACGACAAGGGAGCATCGCACCGGATAATAACCGCCGCCAACGACGAACTGGACATGAGAGAGCGACTATCTGCCGCATCACGGATCAGAGTCGAGCAAGAGATAAACAACTCCTACCACAGCATACTGAAGCACCTGCAGGAACAGACGCCATTCTACGAGGCCGCAGACGCCAAGGACCAACTGACCAAAGACATGATGATCGGCCTCGACAGCAACCAGGAACAAGCCATCACAAAGTTTTACCAAATCATCGGCACCGACAAGACTCCGACCCTCAAATTCATCAAGGACGACCTTGTCGAAGGCGAGCGAGCCAGTGCCAACCCTGCTGGATGGTTTACCATGAACCGGAGAACAGCCGACAATACCATCATGCACGAGATGGGACACCACATCGAGATGAGCCACCCGGAGATCACTGAGGCATCCTGCGATTTCGTAATCGACCGCTGCCGTCGTCACTACAAGGCGACCACCGGCAGAAACAATATCGAACTGAAGCCGCTGAAGGAACTGGTCCCCGGCAGCAATTACAAGGATGGCGAGTCGGCATGGGTAGACAATTTTGTGAGCCCATACGTCGGCAAGGATTATGGCAGGCATTACAGCGAGGTCGTCTCGATGGGGATGCAGCAATTCTCCTCGCGCTACGGTTTGACCCGCTTCGCCCAAGACGACCCGGAACACTTCCACTTCATGCTCGGGATGATCCACTACATCCAGACCAAGCCGGTTAAAAAACCCAAGAAAACGAGGAGCCGCAAATGACCATAACCGTCGCCACCCCCGCAGGAAAAGCGATCGTCCATACCCACCAGCAATGGAACCGACTCGGACCGTTTGAGATCACCGGACCCGGAGCCGACATCGCCCGCGACTGGCTCGCCACGGCATACGGAGCCTTCGGACACCTTATCGGCAACAACGCTGCACCCTCGGACTTACACTGCGCCGCCATGAACCTGAAGCAGAGCCCGGAGACAGACGTCACGTTTGTGGACATCGAAGACGACCCGGACCTGCCATACGACAATGGCCTCGACCAGCAACCGGCAGGATCGGTCTGTTAAGCAGAAATAACAGAGCCGCAGGGGTCAGCGACCATTCTGCGGCATCTTGTATCCCATAGAGAAAGCAAATCCAAGCAGGAGGACATAACGATGAGCGAAGAACTGAACAAAGCGATCCAGCAGGCAGCGGACGCGGCGGTCGAACTGCTGAAGAAAAGCACGCAACTCGGGTTTGAATTCCCGACCGACAGCATCCATAGCCCGAACCACTCAATAGGTCGCGCCGCCAAGGACGCCAGCAACATCGCGCAAGAGGCAAGCGATCTGCTGGTGGCAACAGGCCGCAGGGGAGAACGACCGGCAGAGGAGCACAAGCGAGCCCGAGACCTTCACCAGAAGGCCGCAGACCTCGCGGTCTCCGCAGGCCAGCACAACGAGGCCGAATACCACCGGGAAAAGGCAGCATTTCACCACACCGCCTACTCCCGCAGGACGCAATCGGGAGCGGTCAGCCAGATCGCCGCCAAGGGGATGCAGCCATACAAGTCAGCCGGGACCGCGAAGAGGAACATGAAGCCAGGAGACGAACTGCTCCCCGGCAAAGAAGGCGGAGTCTTCATCCACCGCTTGAACCCCAACTCGCGCACGGAAAAGTACGAACTCCACGGACCGAAGGAGATCGCGAAGTTTGGCAATAAGACCAACCCGCGATGGCAGGGACTGGTGAACGACGGAGGCGAGACGAAACTCGCAACCATGACCCGCCTCATCAATGACGGGAACTTCGACTACAACGAATTCGAGACCGAAGACGGGCAATGCGAGCACTGCGGAGCCGACGCCCCGGTCAGGACCGCCAGCGACGCAGACAACGCAGGCGACACCTTCTACGGTCAGTTTTGCGATGACTGCCTAGACTCCGCATACCACAACGCCAACGAGGAATCCGAGCGAGCCGGAGCCAATCTGGCTGACGAAATGACCAGCCTCGGCCAGCGCCACCTCGGCGACCCGAAGGGACTGATAGCGGACATCGTCAAGCGGGAATACGGTACCCTTGCCTTCATAGCCGGGAACGGATCGACGGAGCCCCTGCAACTGACCGTCCGCCACGACCACAACATGGTCACCATTGGCTACAAAGCCGAGCGAGGCGGAAGGGGAGAAGCGCTCTCCATTGGCGGACGCCCCACCATGACCGGGCTCACCATACAGCGGCAGCGGGAAGCCTTCCAACGAATAGCCCCCGGACTTATGGACGAGATCGCCGGGAGCGGCATCCGCATCGAAGACTCGTCCATCGAACCAACCACCATATTCTTCGTCTCCGACGACATGATCCCCCGATAAAGGAGCCACACCATGAACGACCTGCAGAAAGCCATCGACCACGCCGCCCGCGCCACCGCCAGCTTGATCAAGAGCCACGTAAAGGCTACCACCTACACCAACGCCAGCGGGACCACGGTCAACCGCAAGGAATACGAGGACAGCCGGAGAGCCGCTAACGCCTGCCTCAACGCAGGCAACAACCACGCAGCACTCCAGCACATCGACCGGATGGAGTCCAACAAGGACGGCGAGCGGGACCATTCCGGCAACATGAGCGAAATGGCCGACAAGGCAACAGACAACGCCATCCGGCAACGCAAGGAAGAAGCGCACCACGCCGCGTCCAAAATACACGCGCACGCCTCCGAAGCATTCAGGGACGACCTGCAAAATGTCCACGGCGAAGACAGAGACGCAATGGAGGACATGATCGACCACCATGACGACCATGCGATGCGACACGCCAACACCAAGTACAGGAGATAACCATGAACACCGACAGCCTAGTCAAAGCCATTGCCCTCGCGGGATTCGCCTCCGCCAACCTCGCCAAGAGCCACGTTAAAGAGCACGAGCGCCACTCGGCATCCGGAGCCGTCTCCCAGGTCCGCGCCTATGACGACAAGCGGAAATCATCGCAAGAAGCATCCGTAAACGCCGACCGCGCCAGCCGCCACGCTTTCAGTGGAGACGCCCCGAGCAAGGAGATAAGGGGAGCAGCAGGACAGCACCACCACGCCGCATTCTCCCACGTCGAAGCCGCAAACATGGCAACAGACAACAGTGACATATCGAACCACCTCCATGCCGCCAGCCGCCACCTTGGCGCGATCGCGTCCCTGCACAACTACGCCAGGGACGGAAAACTGGTGCAGAATTCCAACAGTGCCACTATTGCCGCAGACAACCTGACCAGTCACGCATACAACGCCAGCCACAAAAAACTCGATAACTCACAGGATCTCAACAGAGCCAGCGGGATGCACCTGCTCGCAATGGAACAGCACCAACGAGCAGAACATCACGCCAAGGAACTCGCCAATGATGGACCGGAGCACATGGCTGACGCAGCGGTAACACACGCACAACACCACCGCAAGATGGCACTGGAGCACGGAGCCGAGGTCCAGCGGATCACCAGGATATCCACAAAAGCCCGCGACGAAGCCTACTCCGCCAGCGCCAAGGCGAACAAGAGTGGGTCAAAGGACGACCACGAAAAGGCCAGCCGCCTGCACTCCATCGCCGCGCACCTTGACTACGACTCCGAAGGCGAAGCGGATCACAAGGTCAAAGCCAAGGAGCATCAGGCCAAGGCGGACGCCTCGCTCGGAAAGGATATCGCGAAGCAGGAAGGCCAGACAGGATCACCGGAATACCAGTCGGCCAGAAAATCCGCTGACGCCCTATCTACCAAGGCGAACAGGACCGGGCAGATCGGTCACCATAAGGATGCGGAATCGGCACACGAGGAAGCAGGGATGATGGCCGAGGACGAGGGACTGGAGAAAGAGCACGAGTACCACGGAACGAAGGTCAACCAGCACCGACACCAAGCAAGAAGGTGACCATGAAGGCATCGATACACCACAACCTGAGCCCCGAGGAGTTGACCAAGGCACTCGCCCGACTCGCTGACGCCAGCGGCATCGGACCGGACGTCGCCGGTCAACTCCTCAAAGCCTGCGCCTGCGACGACGAACCGAAGGAGCCCCGCGAGCCTGCCGTCGCCGGTCTTTTCTACCAGTTTCAGCAGCGATACCGGGAAGCAATGGACGACCTCCGCCAGATAGTCGGCACCGGTCGCCACCTGCGGAAGTCGGTGATCCTGACCGCCAGCCAGATCCGCGACGTCCTCCAGACCATCAAGGACCGCTTCGACTTCATGGCAGGCCAGATGCAGACGGACTACCAGCCGGACGATCCGACGCTCCAGCGATGGAAGGACATGGGACTATGCCCCCCGGAGACCACGCCGCTGAACTTTGCGGAGATCGTCGCCGGACCCGACGCCTACCTGATCCGGAACGCGTTTATTTTTGGCCGACTCTGGGACGCCGTCGAGCGAGGGGAGACATACCACGACGTCCTCCGGTTGAGCAAGGAGATGCCGCTACTGAAGCCGGACCTCGACGCCATAGCGGTCGCGGAGAGGGAGACCGGGCTCTACATTCAGAACTTCGGCAATGACATCGCGACCGAGGTCGGACAGAAGTGGGCTCAACGGCAGGCCGACACCGTCCGCCAGATGGCAGTCGACTACCACCAGCGGACCCTGACCCGCCGCGTCCTTGACCGGGAAGAGAAGCAGGAACTCGGCGAGGAGATACTGGACCTGCCGATCACGAACTGGCAGCAGCTATCCTCCGAACTTTACCACGCGATGGACGACAAGGCGAGGGACTGGCAGCGAGTGGCTTTTTTTGAAATAAACAGCGCAACGAAGCAAGGCCACGCCCACGAACTCATGCGAATCATCGGACCGGACGCCTTAGTTTTCAGGAGACCGCTGCCAACAGCCTGCGCCCAATGCAAGCATTTACTGTTAGAAGCAGACGGACAAACTCCTAGACTGTTCAGGCTTAAAGATTTAATATTGAACGGTAATAACATAGGACGCAAGCCGATGCCGACACGGAGCGGAAAGGTACACTCAACAGAAAGACCGGACGGCCAAGAAACACTTAAAGCGACAGCAGGCCCATTGCACCCTTGGTGTGGCTGTAGTCCAGTGAGAGAGTACATAGCAGGAGCGCACGGATGGGAACCAACACAACCAGTAACGACGTAGTCGCAGAAATAATAAGATTATACCGAGACGAGAAAATGCCACCATCAGCAATTTCTCAAAGGCTAGGAGTTACCAAGAGAGTCATTTATTCCAGATTAGATAAATTCGGAGCAACGCGAACCCACTCCGAAGCAAGAGCCGTACCCACATACAAGCAGAGGCCAACGGGAGTCTACCACGGAAACGGAGGATGGTGGCAATCCACCAAAACCGGCAAATGGGAACATGGAATGTCCTCATACGAATTGGTCAGGATGCAGCAACTGGACGCCGACGAAAGCGTCATTTCGTGGACACGAACAGTCGATCCAATACCCATGCCGAACGGGAAGAAGTACATCCCAGACTTCACCGTCAACCGGTCCACAGGGATAACGATAGAAGAAATCAAGCCAGCATGGTCAAGAGACCACGCAGCGAATACAGCAAAATACGAAGTTGCCAGAGAACACCTGAAAGAGAAGGGAATCGTTTATGTAGTTTTGACCGAAAAGGAACTCGGAATCAACCAAGTCTCGGGTTTCAGGAAAGAAGGACTCCAGCAGGTCGACGACCAGTTCAGGGAAGAACGAAGGAAAAAGCGCAACAGAGATGGAGCAAAAAAACGGAGAAAAGAAAATCCCGACAAGAAAAAAGAGTACGACTCGCAAAACAAGGAACGATTCACAGAATACCGAAAGCAGTACCGAGCCAAGACAAGGGACGCCATACTCGCCAAGAAAAAGGTCGCATTCCAGAAAATTAAGATAGAGCAACCGGAGCAGTACGCGAAAATGGTTGAATACAACCGCGAACGGAGAAGGAAGATAAGAGCCGCGAAGGAGCAAACCCTATGCGCCTGCTTATAAAGTCCCACGTCGACCAGCACGAGCGCCACTACGCCTCCGGAGCCAGCGGCACCGTCCGCGCCTACGACGACCGCCGCCAGCGAAAACCCGAGACGCGCACCCTCACCAAGCACGACCTGAAGGACGGACATGACCTGTCGATGTACGGACACATAGAAAAGACCGCACAAAAAGTGGCAGCACGGTGGGACGTTGACCGCAAAGACCTCGATGAGTACACCGCATACAGCGGTTATAAATTCAAGCCGGAAGCGAGCACCGAATACCGCAAAGAGGCAGTCATCTACCAACTGCTTAAAGAGCACACCGGAAGCGCCGGAGGTAACGAGAACAGCGTGATAATGAACTACGCCGCCAGACACGCCGGACTCAATACCCCCGAATACGACAAGGCCGCAAGAATCGAACAATGGTGCAAGGACAACGGAAAAGAGGGAATCACCCGCTGCCTCCACTCGTTAGGATCGACTATTTACGACACCACGCAGGAGTGGCTCAAGGAGCGAGGCATCACCAGCGTCCACGCGCACCGCAAAGGCGGGATGGCAGAGGACAAGACCTTCTCCTGCTGGGCTCTTGACGATAGCTGGGTAAGACAGGAGGCAGGCGGAGAAGTGGTCGAGGCAGACATCCCTGCACGCTACATCTTCAGCACCCCGGCAACAGGACATGGCAACATCATCGAAACCGAGATCGTTGTCTTGGGAGGCAACAGAAAGCCAGAGACCCGCAGTAACCCCGACGCCCCGGTCCACGACTACCAGATACCGCCCGAGGTCGCCAAGAAGATGGGAGCGACCACGATCCGCCTGACCCAAGGCAAGCAGATCGACGATCATCGCGGATTCGGACTGGAGCACATCCGGCAGCAGCACGGAGCGGAAATCAAGGCCGCAGGATACCCCGATGAGCAAGCCTTTGTCGCCGACGTGCTCGCCAATTTTAACGTCATATACGCCCTCGACGGTAACCGGATCGCGCTCGTTTCGGAGCACGACGGCAGGCAGAAGATCCACGTCGTGGAGGCCAGGAAGGACGCCAGCGGAAGTTATTACTCCGTGGTTACCGGTTACATCGCGGACAGAATGAAGTTTGACCCGAAACGCAACCGAGTGCTCTGGCGCAAGCTGGTCAAGGCGTTTGCCGCACTACTACTCAGGAGGAAAGGACCATGACCACGGAACTAAACAAGGCAATCCAGCAGGCCGCAGGAGCAGCGGTCGAGCTGCTGAAAAAGAGCGAGCAACTGTCGTTATTCGGTGGATCGCCCGAGCCCCACCACGTCGCATACACCAGGACCAACCAGAGCGGTCACGTGAGCACCGTCGCAGCCAGAGGGAGAGCCCCACTGTCGGCAGACGCCGCAGCCGCAAACGAGGCAACCCGCAAGGCGAACTACAGCGGAACCCACCAGGACCACATCGACGCCTTCAGAGCCCATCAAAAAGCATTCGGTAACAGCGGAGACGCCAGCGACCCAAACGCCCATAGCGAAGCCGCGATGCACCACTACGCCATAGCTGGCAGAATGAAGCCGCCACGGAAACCACGGACCACCATCAACCGGCAAGTGGAACAACCCGCAAAGTTCTCCGCCGATACCACGCCCGCGATTTCGCACTCGGCATACGACATCGAGTCGACGCACAACTCAGACGGCGACCCCGACCGAGGCAACGTCACGAGAGCCCACGGCCAAGCAGTCGCTAACCATTTCGGATCGCTAGGATGGGACAAAGCCGACCACGCCGCAGCAGAGGCGCACCATTGGTCACAGTCGAGCGTCTACGAGCATAAGGCCGACAATGCGGAAATGGCCGGGAACTACGCCACGGCGGACCGCCACCGGTACAAAATGGAGGCCCACAGCGCCATAGCGAAAATGCATGAACTGGCGAGAGGGATGACGCCAACGACTACCGCCAACAGGGAGCAGATCCACCGGGACATCCGAGGAGACCTGTCGAGCCTGCAGTTTCACGATGCAGACGCCGTACGACAGAAACTCACCGACATCTCGCGCAGGATGGAGCAAGCCGCAGCCACGATGAGCGGGAAGGATAAACAGGTATTCACGCAGGGATCGGAACGCCTCGACGACGCGAGAAGACTGCTTTTTAATGGACGGGATGGCGCGGAGACCGTAGTGGACGAGGTCAGGAAGATGCTCTACGACAACCAGTAAGGCTAACCGTACATCCCGCAGCGCCAGCAGAAGTCGGTAAACTCCCTCGCGCCGCACTTAGGGCAGACGGAGCACCCGACGCAATCGGTCCGGTGAGGGAACTGTCGACAGTCGAGGCGCAGGCCGATATCGCCGAACACGAGGTCATGACAGGGACGAGTAGCGAAGGACCGGCAACCCTCGCGCCACCCAAGGCGGAGCGCGAACGACTGGCGGTCAGGATTCTGCAGGGGATGGAGAGCGGAAGGATTCATGGCAGGATTATATCAGACAACGAGGAGACGGCAATGAAATAAATCGAAGGGATGGAGAAGGCCATAGCGATGGCAACCGGAGCAGCGGTCGAGCTGCTGAAAAAGGGATACAGGGAACATTCGGCACAAGCCCTGCATCAGATGAACTCGGAAACCGACGCAGCGGAATCTGCCTCGCACGGAGCCAATCAATCCGGGACACCGGAAGCCCACAAATACGCTGCCGACCTGCACCAGAACGCAGCGGACCTGTCGGCGCAACACGGTGAACGCAGCGCCAAGAAATACCACGAACAGCAGGCCGCGCACCACCGCGCATACACCCGGACCAGCCAGAGCGGAGCCGTCAGCAACGTCTCCGCGAAGGGAGCGCCAACGGCGCATACCAATAGCAGGAACGCACTGCACGGTCTCTATCAGGACCGCCGAGAGAAAGCCGAGATCGCCAGCGGAGAGGCCGACGACTACGCCTCCCACAACGCCGCAGCGATGGCGCACCGCCGAGCAGCGGGGAAGGCACTGGACAAGGAAACGGAAAGATACCACCAGAAGATGGCAGAACACCATACCGCAAAAGCTGACAAAAAGCCGACCACCCGACCCAAATGGCAGAAGGTCGACGCCAGCGAGCACAACCAATACGGAACATGGAGCAACCGAGGCGAGAACCACGTCCACACCAAGACGTGGAGCAACAGGTAGCCCCGAACACAGAACGCAAAAATGCCGGAAGCGAGCAATCGCCTCCGGCATTTTGTTGTCAATGATGCCCCGACTTCCGCCAATAGCACCCGTCACCCAGAGACGACCCATACTGAGTCGGACCCACGTAACAGTTCTCGGTTTCAAATATATCCCCATTGCGGACAAACACCGGGATGGGGATATCCCCAGGCCGCATTTTATCCTTTAGCTTGCCAATCAGCCGGTCGAGCCTGCTGGCCTCCCGATACAGGTCGCGCCTTTCCTTGGGAGTTTCCGCCAGCCTGCGCCGCGCCTCCACCGCCTCGTACTTGGCGGTCAGCTTTTGCAGAGTTTCCTGATCGGTCATGGTGTCACCCCTCCATGCTGTCGTAGAAATAGACGTCTTTCCCCACATCCACCACCAGATAGAAGCGATCCGGATTATTGCCACTCCAGTACCGATGATTGAAACAGGCGATAACGATACGGTCTCTCACAGCCCACCCCCTCGCGGTCTCGCGTTTTTATTTGCCTCGTCATGCATCCACTGCGGAGCCGCCGACTTCCAATCGGTCCAGCCGATACAGGATAGCTGCGCCTTCGCCCAGATGGGAACCTCCTCGGCGAACAGGTCGAACGACCACACCCGGACACCGAAGAAGAACCACGCCCGATAGAACGCCTGAAAGAATACCGTCCGCGTTTCTCGATACCCCTGCTCCCGGATTTCAGCAGACCACGTCCGACAACCGACCCTACTGGTGATCATGGACCACCCCCCAGGCCCGCCTTCTTTTCCAACTCGGCAAACACCTCGGCATCGCAGGCATGCTCCGCCACAATGCAGCGATCGTCCTTGGTCATGGCGCAGAACAGATACGTCACCCCCCGGAGCCGGTAATGATTCAGGCCGACGATGCGCCACCCGGCAGCGAACAGCCGCGACCACGGCAGCGAGTCTGGCGCAGCCGATACCACACCAACCAGTATCGGTCCCATCCCATAAAGAACGAAATCCCGACGCACCCCGAAGGCGTTACAGAAAACAGTAATAAAGCGGACGCTTATGCCACCCTTACCGTTGAGCAGGTCCGAAATCCGGCCATCCGAGTAACCGGTTTTAGTGGCCACCAGCCGGTACCTGCCCGTCCTTGTTTTCCCGCCATGTTCAGGGACACCAAGAGCATCCAGCGCAGCATGAATGCGACACAGCACCATCTCTGAAGCATGACCAGTCATGGTCCACCTCCATCGATACCAAGCAGCGACTCGATGCTCCCGCCACGAGGCACGAACCGATTAATGAACGTCACCGGATACTCCTGACCAGGAACCAGATCTCGGACGCAGGTACGGAGCGCTGCCTGCTCCCGCAGCGCCGCCGCTTTCTCCGGCGACAGATTACGGCAATACCAATCCAACTGCTCCGACTGGACCGCCAGCGCCCTCTCGACGGTCATAGCGACATTCCACCCCGGCAATTTTACGTCGAACTCACTCATGGTTTCGCCTCCAACATCCCCGGAAGACACCCGCACTCTTGGCAGATCCAGAGTCCGGTATCCTCAAAGAACACGACGTCGCCGCCGCACGGACAGGGAAAAGACTCCCGGTCGTTATAATTACCGTCGTCGAAACTCATACCGTCACCTCCCCCATCGGAACCAACTCATACGCATCGACCTCGCGCTCCGTCAGTTCAAACGGATAGTCGATCCAGCCGTGACGGATGCCCGCCACCGGATCGCGAAAGTTACTGTCAATCGCACCGGGACCACCCAGAAAACCGTCCGGTTGATGCGCATAGGCGAATGGCCGGTTACGATAGCCATACCGGTACCGAGGACCGACCCACGAGGGACCGTACTGCGTCCCGTTTCCCCACTCCGCAAAGTGCAAATCCCGCGTCACGGAGACACCCCCGAGAAGAGAGGAGAGAGCGCCGCGATGATGGCCTCCAGCCGGTCGTTCTCTTCGCGACGGCAACTGATACCGGCCACCTTGTCCACAAGATCCTGCGCCTTGCGAATCAGCGCATTCCGCTCCATTTCGGCAACCACGTTGACCTCGTCCTCAGCGGTAAGGACACAGAGATGAGCCGAGTGGTACGTCGATCCGCCGACCTCGCGACCGTTGTCCAGCATAAAGCGTTTGACCGAATTGCCAGAACCGACCGTGATCTGGGTCTTGGTGATCTTGATCACCGGAGCAATGACGCGAGAACCATGACGAGTGCTGTAGAAAGCCTTGTCGCCAACAACGAGAGTCGAGAGAGCAGGACGGAACATGAAGACACCTCCAAATGGGATAGAGCCGTAGGCTCGGTAAGAACAAGATGCCGCAGAATGGTCGCACCACCCTGGAGACGAAAAAAAAGAGGAGCCCGAAGGCTCCCCAATATTACCGATTGCGCAACGTCACCACGCAGCCGAACTGCGACACACCCCGAATCGAGTAGCTGCCGCCCCAACTTTCAAGCGCCGCCAGATTCCCGCGCCCCTCCTCGGCCAGCGCCACGTCAGGATGGAACCCGGCCATATCCTGAAACCGAGCAACTGCCCGCTTCAGAGTCTTATAGCGCCGAACACCCCCCGGACCATCCACGTCCACAGTTCCAACCGAATACTCCGCCATCATGCCACCTCCGCCAAGTTATCCCGCTGCCACCGATACTCCCGCAACTCCGAGGCGATCTCCCACTGAGACCACCCGCACCACTGCCATCGCCGCACGAGCGCCCGCTCAAAATCCGTCAGTTTCATGACTACGCCCCCCTTTATTGCCGGACCAGTTCGACAGCCACCCCGGTCCCGTCAGAAACCCACTCGTTGTCGTCGGTGAACTCCAGCCACAACTCCGAACCCGCCTCCGCCACGTCGGTGGTCCCGAAGAAGGAAACCAGCAGCAAGCAATCATCCTCGTCCCACCGCACCACCGTAGCCAGCGCCCCATTTACCCGCACGAACTCGCTCAATTCAAACATGACTACACCTCCATTATTGGTTAGACAGCAACTCGGCAACAAGCCGGTCGAAACCAGCATTTCTAGCCGCACGTTTCGCCGAGACGCGAACGATACGAGGAAACACCCGCCAGCAGCAACGGCACTCCCAAACAGGAGCAGAATCCACGTCCCGAGTCGCGTCCATAATCCCGCCGCATTCCTTACATTCCTTGCGAGCCATGACTACACCTCCCATAGTTGACAGCGCCGAAACCAGCGGACCCGGCAGGCACCAGAGTGCAATCCAAGCGCACCCACGCACCTCAATCAGACCGGAGAGGACCATGCCCCTCACACAGTAGAAGATCCCGCAGAATGGTCGCTTCACCATAAATGACAAAAATAGCGAAGCTGGCCAAAAAAAGATGCGACGAGCAAAAATGACCTGTAAGCCGTTTTCACCTCCCAAGGCAGGCCGGGATAAGGACCGGACCAGGAACGAGACGCCTACCCGGAAAATTCTCATCGCCACCACGGAGCCCGCGACTCCCTCCAGACAAAAAAAGCCTCCCGACCAGAGTCGAGAGGCAAATCGCTACTTGTCGAGCACCCGGACCTCCACAGGCACGCCGTAAAATTTGGCAGCATCGATACCATTCTGCATCCCCACGGAATACCCGTAGTCGACATAGACCACCACGGCATCCGCGAAAGGAATCCACGCATGGCCAGCCGCGACACCCAAGCTACGGTCCTCGGGAACGGTATCATCCAGCACCTGCGTATGCAGCAGATGGGAGGCAATCGGTGCCTCGCCGCGCCGGAGCGAATCCAGCAGGCAGCGACGGGCATACGAGACGTGGTCGGCCACGCGACCGGCATAGGGAGATTCGATAACTACCCGCTTCATCGGACCACCCCCGAGATAGCCAGCCGCGACAGTTCCCGCAGCGCCTCCGAGGCCCGCTCCCGAGCCGCATCGACGCCCCGGTCGAGCCGTTTGATTTCCGCCTCCCGAGCGCCAATTTCAGTAGCCAGAACCCGGAAGCGAGTCTGCTCCGCCGACAACTGCGTCCGCACCAAGACCAGATCGTCGGTCATTTTCCGGAACTGACCCACGATATCGGGCTCGATGTCCGAGCGGACCTCCAACTCCATCCACGGCACCAGCTTTGACAGCGCCGGACCCAGATAGGTGTCCGGGCCGAGTTTACGAGCGAACGCCGCCAGCGCTTTGATCTCTTCCGCCTTCGTCATAGTGAAACCTCCGAAAATTTATCAGCAAAGCGATGGAGCACCATGCGCTCAAAGTTAGCCGAACGAGGATCGGCCATCCGCGACGGGTCAATACCGTCAACTACTTTTTTAGCAAGTCGGGCCACGCCAGCAACACCACCATACTGGCAACAGACCTCAAACGCTGCCAAGGCCCGCTCCATTGTGATCCGGAAGTTGTGGTCACTGATCAGAGATAAGCGCCAAGTACAGAGGACGCACCACCGAGTAGCAATCTGAAAGTCCCCGGTTTCCCTGTTTGCGAAAAAAAGGACTTTTACACCATCGCAATCAAACGATGAGCGCAGACATTCGTGATCACGGAACTGCATACCCCACCCCCTAGAACGGCCACGACAACAGCCAGTTAACGAAACCGATACCCCATACCACCGCCGCCAGGACCAGACAATCACGCAGCACGCCGCACCTCCACCGATTTATTTTTAGCCACGAACACCGAGCCGACGCGGAGCGCCAGCAACCTGTTTACCCGATCATCCAAGCGCCGGTCCCGCTCCGCAACCGACACCGACCTGCCGCACGAATCCGTCATGATACCGCCTCACAGGGGAACCATGTCCCATTGATGACCACAACCCTGACAGCAGAAAGAAAGATCGATCTGCCGCCGCGCACCATTGTCGACAACCTCGGAAGACCCACACTCGGGACACTCCCCGCGTATAGCCGCAGCCGCCTGTTTAGCCAGAGCCGCAAGCTGCTCCTGCTTTACCTTTTCAGAGGAGCCCGAAACCAGAATACGAACCGCCGCCTCGTCGAAGGTCATGACCGCACCTCATTTAATTTTCTGGCACATTTGGCGCACGTTACATTTTTGACATTAAAAGAATAGCTAACTCGGTTGACACCATTTCTGGTGAGATTGATACCGCAAGCAGAAACGTCGCCGTCGTCAGGAGTAAGAAATCTGAAATAGTGGACAGGATCATTATTCGTTTTCATTAAAGCACCTCCGAGCAGGATAGAGAGCAGCGCCCTCGGTAAGAACAAGATCCCGGAGAATGGTCGTACCACCCTGATACGCAAAAAAAACGGTTTTGTTTATAAGAAGGAGTAGGAGAAGGAGTAGGAGAAGGAGTAGGAGAAGGGGCATAGCTCCCGCAGTGCGACCGGTATGCGACCGCATAACGACCGCATGACGAAAAAAGGGAGCCCCGAAGGACTCCCCGAATTTCACCGACCCATCGCCGCCTCCAGTAGAGCAGACGGAAGCTGACGCCGGTACTTGTTGACGATCTTCTGGCCGACAACAGCCTGCCGAGCAGAGAGCGACTCCTGCAACGCGAACTGCCGACCGATATAGGCGTCCACCTTGGAGAACCCCATACCGTCATGGGACGAAGCACCGTCACACATCCCGGCCAATATCTGCAGACCGGAATGGATCGCCTCAACCTGAGCCGCCGTGAGCACCAGCGCCTCGCGTTCAACCTGCTCCCGAGACACCGACCCGGTAGTAGCAGCGGCACCTGGAACAGCCGGAGTATCCGCCGCCAGTTTCGCGGCATGAGCAACCGCCGCCGACACCTTGTCGCCGTGGACACGGTCAAGAGCAGAATCGATCACTGACTGCTTGGAGACGAGAATCTCAGCCATCCGCGCATCCAGCGAGCCTTCCAGAACCAGATGCTGAACCAGCACGGAACCGGTCTGCCCGATACGATGGCAGCGGTCCTCGCACTGCGAGACATTACCCGGAACCCAATCCAACTCGGCGAACAATACCGTGGAGGCAGCGGTCAGGGTATGGCCGACACCGGCAGCGCCGATGGACCCGATGAACAAGCGACAGGAGGGATCGGACTGGAACCGCTCGACAGCCGCCTGCCGGTCGGCCATCTTCGTCTCGCCGGTCAGGACCGCAACCATCACCCCACCTTTAATTTCAAGCGTAGGTTTGCGGACAGCATCTCCAACTCTTCCAGAGAGGCATTGTGTTTGATGGCATTCGCCCGCCAACTGATCACCCAGATGTTGTCCCTGACGTAGCCCAACGCCGGATCGATCCGGTCTATCGACGGATTGTTGTCGCAAAACCTCTGGTCCGTGAAGAAGATCGGAATACCCAGAAGCGGACACTTCTCCGGCATCACAAAATCCGACAACTTCAGATCGAACAGAACCCCGGAATTTTTCGCTCGCTTCTTGACCTGAACCATCCAACGATACTCCCTCGTCCGAGCTTGTCCGTGTTTTTGAGGTCGGCAAGCAAGGCAGCCCAACGACCTGCCCGATTTCAGGGAGTTCCCCATCACGTCCCTGACGACTCCGCAGAGACATCGACAACTCCACATTATCTGCCGACACCGCCCGTTTTCCGCCCGAGACAACACTGTCCACTTCCCGAATACCATCCCCGTCAAATCTACCATATTCCCCATTTGAAAACTCCTTTACAAGACCATTTACGACGTCGTGATGGTGGCAGAAAATGACAATTTTGTCAACATTTTCAAGTAGTTGCTTTACATGCTCGACCACGGCGGGAATTTTCGCAACAGCAGTATCATGGCGGACCTTGGAGATTTCCTCAAAGGCGACCTTTGCAGCCTCGCGGAGATTCCGGACCGCAGTCGCGTAGTCCTCGGGATTACTACTGGCCTTGGAGATTTCAACCTTGGCCCGCAGTTCATCAAGAGCATCTTCATGGAGCAACCACGCCCGACGCTCGACATCGATAGCGACAGCCATAGCACCCGAAGCCGGGATTTCTATGACTTGCCGCCGCTTCGCCGGGAGATCAACCAGCACCTGCGACTTCAAGCGCCTGACCATAATGGACTCGCGGAGTTTGTCCTGCAACTCATCGAGATGGGACGCACCGGTGAAATCCCACCCGAACCGAGTCTGGTGAGCAGCGCAATACCGATAGGCATAGGTCATAAAGTTTTTACCGAGCCCGTCAGGATCGAGGGACTTTACCAGAGGAAACAACTCGACCGGACGATTCACGATAGGCGTCCCGGTCATGAAGACGCGACGCCGAGCAGCGATAGCCGGGATCGCCGCCTTGGTGATTTCCTTCGTCACCTTGTCCTTTTTCTCCTTCGCCCCGAGCACGTACTCGGTCCGCTGCGCCTTGCCGTTTTTCAGATAGTGCGCCTCGTCGACCACCAGCAGATCCCACGAGCGAGCCATGATCGCGCCGTGGTGCTTTTTCAGAATGTCGTAGTTGATGATGCAGATCGACTCCTCGGGAAACGTCCCGTTTGCGATGCCGATGGACATGGGAGACGTTAACCACTTGACCAGTTCCTTCTTCCAATTGAGACGGAGCGACGCCGGACAGATGATGAGCACGTTCTTGATGGAGGCATCGGCATTGATCACGCCGATAGCCTGGATGGTTTTACCGAGGCCCATCTCGTCGCCGATCAGAGTCGCCGGACGCTGCGAGGCATAGTGGATGCCAGCCCGCTGATACGGCAGATAGGCGAGCCCGTCAGGAACGGGAAGATCGATCACGAGGTCGGAAGCACGCGACGCAGCCAGCGCCTCGGTCCGGTTTTCGGAAATGGCGGTCAACTCCGCCTTGATATCGTCGGCAGCGAACTCGGCCAGCCGCGCCGCCTTCTTGACGTCGTCGGTCCACCAGCACTTGTTGACGCCGTCCCAACGGAAACCCGCCGCCTTTGGTACGTCTTTTTCCGCATACGAAGTAGCCGCAACATACTTACCGTTAATTTTTGACAGGGTCATAACCCACCTCCGAGTTTGATGGAGCACACTGGCTCAGTAAGAAGAAGATCCCGCAGAATGGTCGCACCACCCTGAAAGCAAAAAAAGGCGGACCCGAAGGCCCGCCCCATTTCACGACCTCACCTCCCCACGATGAGCACAGGCCACAGCGAACCCCTGCAGCCACCGGTAGCATTCCCGAGCCGGTAACGGGTCCGACAACTGGTCGCAACCGAGACCGGGACGCCGCCACTGCCGATGGACCTCATACCAGCCAACCTCGACCGTTATGATTTTAACCCCAAACGCAAGGTCATGCATATGCGCCTTGGTGACCAGCCGCGCCAGATCAAATAACGTCCGCTCCGTAACTTTCACCGGACACCTCCCGAAGCGAATACCACTCGCGCCACCTTTTCAAGCGCCGAACCCTTAGCGATTGGCGACACTTCATCACTGCGAATCGAAGAATTACCGTCGAAGCACTCAACCATGCGGGCAGCATTATGCGACACGTTGAACAGGCAGACTCGACCCGTCTGTTTATCCTGATCCCAGATGCCAACTACCACCGACATCCAACCGGGAAGCAGAGGCCGGACGGTTCCGGAGAGATACGATACCGTCAGACCCCGGTGAGAAGATACCCGGACCCACTCCGCACCATGCGCCGAAGTGTGAAAGGCAAACATCGCAGCAGCAAGAACAACCGCCAGCCACACCGTGAAAATTACGTTTTTCATTCACCACCTCCCGTCGCCTTGGCGAAAGCCAACCGAGCGAAATAAATGTGATTCGGGTCCGCCCAGAGATGCCCGGTCGGTTGACCATCCCGGTGCTCCTCATAGGCCAGAATACAGAGAGCGAGCGCCGCCAACATTTCAGGAGCCGCCGCGATAAGCTGCGCATTTGACCGGCGCTCCTCCTGCCGCAGATCATCGCGGACCGGGACAACCTGCTGCGCTTGAGCAACCACCTTGCCGTCGAAGGACTCGACGGTCCCGATGGAACCATCAGCATCGGCGACGTGCCACGGACCAGCAGAATACGGTTTTTTCATTTCTCTACCTCCAAACTTCGGATTTGATAGCCAAGGTTATAGACTGCGTCGATTTCAGTCGGACCATAAGCAATCTGGTCCCGAGACCCCGGAGCGTGATTATAGCGAGCGCCCGACAAGGCCACCCATTTCTGAACCAGACCATCATCCATGCACCGGGTCACGATTTGTGACGGATCGACACCGTGAAAAAACACTTTCCCCATTGCCATAATAACACCCCCAGAAAGAAGGGGAGACCGAAGCCTCCCGATTGACCTACAGACGAGTAGCGAGACCGGTCGCGGATTCAAACACCTGAACCAGATCCTCACAAAAGACATTCTCGGACCGAGACAGCATGACATACGTCGGGACGCCCTGAGATTTGGCGACGCGACCGAACTCGACATCGTACAGGTCGCGCCAGTTCAGGGTAATCCTGACGCAATTGATCTTGACGCCAGAGAACCTCGGCAGCTTGAACTGCAAGGTGTCGCGGTCAACAGACAGCAGGGAATGAGCACCGGTCATGGCCAAGAAGCGCCGACCGCCGAGATTGTGGACGATTTGATCGGCAGGCGTCATGACATCACCTCCGGATTCCGGTCGAGCCTGCCGTGACAGACATGGCAGGCAGACCGCTGAGTAGAGACGAACTTCTCGACGCCCTCGCCAACTGGAGCGCACTCGGGATGATACAGATGGAGCCGCGATACCGACGCCCAGACAAAGCGCTTATTTCCGTCTTTGCGAAACACACGAGCAATAGCACGTTTCATGACGCCACCCCCACGAGATGATGCGGAAGTAACGGTTTGTCGCAGTTACAAGGAAACTGGTGAGCCAGCGCCCGACCAGCCTCGGTCAACTCTTCGCCGCGATACGAGTACACGTTCTCTCCGTCAGGTTTCACTAACCAGTAACCAGGGAGAGCAAAAGTGAAACTGACAGCCACGAATTTCTGTGCCATGACAACACCTCCAAAAGCAGATAGAGGGGAAACCCCTCAGAGAGTAGAAGATCCCGCAGAACGGTCGCACCACCCAGAATGACAAAAAAGTTTGAGCACAAGAAACATTCCGATATAGTCTGAGCAATAACCTACACACGCACCCACGGAGGACACCCCCCATGTTGCTTATGGTAAAATCCGGAGCACTCGCCACCACAGGAGAACGCGGTCACGTCGCATACAATCGCCGCAATCCGATCACCGGAGCCATGATCCACGTCGGTCAGAAGTTTAGCCCCGGCCAAGACGTTTTTTATAAAGTGGCCGGGTCACCAAAGGCCCGCAGGGGAACCATTGTCCATGACAGCCACATGGCGGAGCACTTCGTGGTGCAAGGCAAGATGCTCAGAGGCACCCGCCAGAGACCACAGCACCATATCCACGAGGACATGATCTGGACACCAGAGGAACACTCCGAGAACCAAGCCTACAAATATGCCACCAACCCGAACATGGAAACGACCAGCACCAAGGGACGCCGCCTGACTGCCACCGTCTCCAACGAGCGAGCCGAGAGCATCCCGGTCCGGATGGGGATGACGGAAGGCGCTATCTTGATGCACCCCAAGATCCAGAACATGAAGCGAGCCGTCGTCGCCAACTACGCCGGGACCAACAGCATCGACCGCGAGTCTGACGATTGGGACAACCTCGACGCCGAGGCCACCATCGGAATAATGAACTCCCTGCGCCGGGAAGCCGCCACCGCCACCGAAGAGGACATCTCCGCCTTTAAAGAAGACCTCGACCATTACGACGCATGGCTCAAAGACCCCGAAGCCGTCTCGATCAAAGGTCGACCAAACTCCCGCATTTTTGTCGCCATGAACCGAGAAGCGAAGACGGTCGCCCTCGCCGACGTCAAGCGCCTGACCGATATCCGCAAGGAACTCCGCGACCCACTCCTTCACGACGATGATGACGGCGACACCGACCCCCTCGACAACATCGCCGACGAGAACACCCCGCAATCCCTCTACGAGAAGGCACAGGAAGAGAAGCTGATAGCGGAGCGGATCAATGCCGCCATTGACGACCTCGATCCCGTCAACCAAGACATCATATACCGCAGATTCGGACTCGCGCCACACGAGGAGCACACATACCGGGAACTGGCCGACGCCATGAACGAGATGGGAGTACCCTACGTCACCGCCAAAAACTACGACTACGAATGGAACGACCGCCTCGCCCACCGCCGCGTCATGAACCTGCTGGAAGAACTCGGGCAGAACAAAGGCGTCGCGCAACTGCACGACCTCCTCCGGTCGATACAGGAACTCCGGACGCTGCAGAAGGCCCGGAAGAACCGGCCACAGGTCAAGACCATCGACGGTCGCCGGGTTTTTCTCTGCACCGAGGAATTCAGAAAGAGCCGACAGGGAGAGCGCCTCGATGATCTCCACCCCGAAGGCCAATGGGTAGCCGTGACAAATGGAGGCCCGCTTCAGGGGAAGCACCTTTTTTTTTTGATTCCCTGACCAAAAGCCATATCCACCAGTACACCCGTCAAGACGGGACTCTGGTCAGGGAGCACGACAATAAGGTGATAAAGCACCCTGACCTCGTCGCCCACGAGCGCCGCCACGGCGAAGAAGTCTCCCCCGGCAATAAGCTGGCGCACCACGCCGAACTCCTCCAGCACCTGACCGACTCCGGATGGCAGAAGCGCGAGCAGTCAGCCATCAAGCGCAACAAAGACCTCCCGGAAGGTAAAGCCAAGGACCGGCCAGACTTTGAGTCAAACCTTTATCCCGAGACGGAGCGTAACAAGACCAACGACGCCCGCAAAACCTCCAATACCAAGATAAAGGCAATGCACACAGCGACAGGAGGAGACGACCCCGTCGCCCACCTAAAGGCATTCAAGACCTCGCGGAGCAACCTGTATACCCAGGCCGAAGACGACTATCGCACGAAACTCCTAAAGCACTTCGGACACGAGGCCGACGACTCCGAACAACACACGGTCATGGAGAAGAACGGCCACCAAGTTATTCTCGGCAAGGACGGAACCGTCGAGGCCGCAGGAGGCGACCCGGACCGCAAAATCAAGGGAGCCGTCGACCTGACGGAGCGAAAGAAGGAGCAGTTCTCCTCTGGAAAGAAAGCCGCGCCCACGTTCGTCTTCGGACACAAGGCCAACGCGATCACCCACACCCTCGGGAAGTACCCGGTGCAGTACGCCCTCGTCGACGGCGACAGCTTGACCACCAGCCACAGCGCAGAGGGAGCGGAAAACACCGACTACCCGAGCGAACTCCAGCCCCGAGACCGATCGTCTGTCGCCAGCCGGATGCAGATTGTCAAACTGGCGAACAAGCTGGAGCCTGAGTTATTTGGCAAGAACCCGCTCGCGTCAGACGGATCGCCCATAGTCGGCAAGGACGGAATGGTCGAGAGCGGAAACGGTCGGTCTCTGGCAATCAAAATGGCCTACGAGACCAACCCTGACAAGGCGAAGGAATACAAGGACTGGATCACCGAGAACGCACAGCAGGAATTCGGGATCGACCCCGCAGCCGCCGAAGGCATGAAGATGCCGATGATCGTCCGGGTCAGGGAGCCACAGGAGGGAGTCAACCGCGCCAATTTCGCCCACGAGGCCAACGTACCAATGCAGAAAAAGGAGAGCCCGACGCAACAGGCAGTCGTGGACGGAGGACGGATAGACGACGCCCTGCTCGCCAAATTCAACCCGAACGAAGACGGGGAATTTGATGTTGAAGCGCAATCGAGCCTGCCCTTCATTCAGGGATTTTTTGCGAAGATAGGCCGCAACGAGGCCGATGGTCTCGTAGACGAAAACGGCACCCCGAACAAGCAATGCGCAGAACGGATACAGTCCGCAATTTTCGCCAAAATTTATCAAGACTTACCACTGATCAAGCAGATGGCCGAGAGCGCCAACAGCGGGATGAAGCGGATCATCGGTGGGCTCAATAACGCAGTCGGCCATTTTGCCAAACTTCATGGAAACGACGAATTCAACGTGATACCTGACATGACAGAGGCCATACGCAACGTCATCCGGGCCCGCAACGGCAACAGCACCATCTCCCAAATGTTTCAACAGAGCGACATGGGTCTGGGAGGAGACGGAACGGACCGCAATCAACAGGGATTCGCCACGGACTACGGTAAGGAATTTGCACTGGCCATCGAGAAGCACGTCGGGAGCGCCGACAAACTCGGCACCATGCTCGGGTCCATCGCGCAGGCCATACACAACGAGATCGTCAACCGCACCAAGGAAGTCGATCAAGAGGACTTCTTCGCTACGCCATACCAGCCAAAGGACAAGAAGCAGGTAGTCACCGGAGCGTTTGCGAAATTAAAGAGTAGCGATAACGCTGAAAAATCGGTAAGATACCTGACGCAACTTATCAAATCAGGAGGCACATATGGCCGACGAACAGAAGCAGAAAGAACTTTACGCGAAGAAACGCAGCATCCTCATGGACGCCATAGCTATCTCCGAAAAGCAGATGGCGCTCCAGGATGCTGCCAACGCCCCGACACCCGCACCGGTACCTGCTCCAGCGGGGAAACCTGCACCGGCCAAGACTACTACCCTAAAACCCAAGACCGCAGTACCAAAGAGCAAGGAGCCGGACCCCGGAGCATTGCCGGAAGGATTCTCACCAAACTAGGACTTAAGAAAGCCCTAGTCCACGAATTCTACCGCAACATCCCGTCCGGAGCGGTCACCCTCGTCAGGCAGCACGAGGATAGCCGCGTCCGGTCATACGGGAATAAACTCGCCCACGCCAACAACCACTACGACCTCCACAAACTCCGCCACTACCGCTTTGAACACCTGCCCCACTGGAACAAGCTGGACGAGCCGACCCGACAGAAAGTAGTCGAGGCCGAGGCACAAGTCCATGCATACCTGACCGACAAGGCCCAGATCGAGGACGGACTGAGCGCCCGAACACGAGCCCGACAGAAAGCCGAACTCGCAGCCGGTCGCCATATCGACACCAAGGAACTGGCCGCGTCCGGGCTCACCGAGAAGCCGGACCGGGCCGGATGGGCTCAAGGCTCACTTTTCAGGTCGCTACGCCTGCCGGACCCACGCCGCAAGGAGACCCCACGATGAAACGCAACGGACTGTACCTGCTGGTCAAAAGCCACGTCCACGGCAGCAACTACACCACCGCCAGAGGAACCGCCGTCACCCGCCGCGAATACGACAACAAGGTGACGCCGACGAACCTGTCACGAGGCGAGCTGGAGCAGGCACACAGGGATGGGCTCTTCAACGACGACGAGTACCACGCCCGGAAGAACTGGCACGATATCGGGAGCAACGTGACCCGCCCGGAACTCGACGCCGCCCGCGACGAGGGACTGCTGAACGATGACGAGTACGATGAGATCAGCCGGACGGTAGCGCCAGCGATACCCCACGACCACTACGGGATCGAGGCACACGGCACACGAGAGGGAAGCCGACTCAAGCCGGAGCGATGGCGCAAGACGTTTGCCAGCGCCGCGCACCTCGACAAATGGACGGTCGACCATTACGCCGACGTCTACGGTCAGCGCGACCTTGTCGAGCACGAGGCGCATCCACAGTCAGCAGGCGGGAAACGGCAAAGGCGATGAAGCTGCTCGTCAAGGCACTTTTCACCGAGGCACAACTCCGAGCCGCCGCCGAGGTCGACCGCCACGGCATGGACACCAAGCTGGTGCAGCCAAAGACCCTCGACGGACGCCTCGACTTCAACGGCATCCCGGTCAGCATCGAGGTCGGTCGCAGCCGGAACCGAATCTGGCACAACCCGCACGACGGGACCAGCGGCACCCACCGGATGCACATACCCTACGGATACATCAGGGGAGTCACCGGCATGGACGGCGACGAACTAGACGTTTTTGTCGGACCTTGGCGGGAAGCCCCGAACGTCTACGTGGTGACCATCATGCAAGCGCCAGACTTCAAGAGCATCGATGAGCAAAAGGTCTTTCTGGGGATGCAGAGCAGCGCCGAGGCCCGCTCCGCATTCCACAAGCACTACGATAACCCGCGATTCTTCGGGACCATCAAAACCGTACCATTTCAGGAATTCAAAGCCAAAATACAAGCCACACCGGGGAAACCCGTTATTCTATAGCAAGAGGAGATACGAACATGGAGCCACACAACCGCAGGAAATCCGATAACGACAATGCTAATGGCCTCAACGATTACAACTACGAGCACGGAGATGATGTAGTCTCAAGTCACCCGGCCTGCAGAGATCACATGGACACCATCAGCACCCTGAAGACCAACAAATTCTGGATGAAATCTAACGGTCTGATTTTCGCGGCAGGAGTCGCCATAATTGTCATGATGGGCAACGGGATAAACGGCAAACTCGACAGCATCAACGAGAAGGTCGGGCTCTACGACGGAGAACACAAGGTCGTCATAGAGAAACTGCGCACGCTTGAAAACAACCAGAAGATCATCATGGATTGGAAAGAACAGCATACCCGCGACGAAATCAGCGAAAACCACGGCACTAAATACATCGAAACCCGCAGGAATAACAAATAACCGTGGTACGAGGAGCCATAAGCCATGATCGACCAACTCCAGAAGGCCATATCCCACGCCGCTGCCATCACGGTCGCACTCCTGAAGGCGAGAGCGGCACACAACCCGGCGCAACTTGACCTCTTCGGAAATGCCGACCCCCACCACGTCGGATACACCCGGACCAATCGCAGCGGGACCAGCAGCATTATCGCCGCGAAGAACCCGAGGCCACCGGACGTCCCGCTCGCCAGACCGAAGGGAACAACGGTCTTTATCAACGGCGACGCTGCCCGCCACACCGGTCGCACGGAGAACATGCACGGCGGACACTTCCACGAGATCGAGATGCTGGAAGGCCACCAGAAAGGGGAGATGAAGTGGACGGCACATCCACCGAAATACTCCGACCCGGTACCAGACCCTACTCCCATGCCGACGCCAGAGCCCTCACCGACGCCAGCCTTCGTCAAGCCGGACAAGAGGTCGGCACTCGCCGTCCAAGCAGCGCTCCGCTCCTCAGACTTCGGATACACCGAAGCCGGAGGTAACGGTAGGACCGCCGTCGACCCAGGGGGAAACCTGACGGTTTATGACAGCTACTACTACGGAGGAAACGACAGGCATGACAGCCTGAAAAAACGATGGAGCCCCGATGGAGATATGCACAACTGGTTTGCCGAGCAGGGATACGACATCCGCGTCACCGGGTCCGGCAAAAACACCACATCAAAAGTTTTCAAGACTCCGAGGGGAAGCAGCACCAAAGGCGGAGACGTCTGGGTAACGCTCGCGGTCATGCCTACCACAGCGCCAGCACCGAAACCAGTACCCGCTGCGGTAGCCACCACCAAAGACGAAGCATGGGCCAACGGGACACGAGCCGGGATACTCGGCCACGGAGCAAACAAGAACCCGCACCATAGCGGAGACCTATCGAACGCATGGGGAAGAGGCCAACAGAATGGACTAACCGAGCGATACGACGCCGACGCGACCGCAAGGAATACCAAAAACTACGACACAATACTGGCGAGCGCTCGGAAGAACCAGCACGCCAAGGCGCACGAGATCGCCACCAAGCTGGTCGAAGTGGCGAAGGAATACGGCATGCACGACGCCGGAGTCTACGTCCAGGCATGGCCGGGAGGAAAGCCGAGAGTCCAGATCACCACCAACGAGGACAAGTACGAACCGGAGCAGCGGCACATCAAGTTTAACAGGGACCACTACGACATCAAGCAGCGAGTCGGTGGAGATTTTGAACAATCCGCATGGTCCTCATACTCGCCGAACAACGAGGTCAAGGTCTACCAGAGAGGCGAACACGACACGCTGCCAGACGAACGTGCCGCGCAAGCCAAGGAGCGTGAGGAGCGAAACAGAAGAGCCGGGATATAGCAACACCGATAGCACGCAAAAAAAGGCCGGACAGGGAACCAACCCCGTCCGGCCTTTTTTTAACAACAGCACGCGTCAAGCACCTCCAGAGACTCGACCGCTGCCCGCTGCTCCGCATCCAACTGCTCCCAGACCCGATGGAAGGCATCCTTCTCAGATCGAGCCATAACCACGAACTCCATACCGATGACCGGCAACTCCACCCGGACCCGCGTCAACCTTTCAGAGACATCACCCCCCCGGTCGTTACCAGCGCCACGCCTCGCTGCGGACCCGTCGCGACCAGCACGACGACCGCGACTGAAATCCACATGCACCACGTTTGCCATTTTATGAACCCTCCTAGTCAAGTTTTAACCAACAGAAGCACTCCGGCGACTCCGGAACGTAATCACTCCCACCTGCTCCCCACTTCCATCCGCAATTCGGACACGCCCGCTCCGGATTTTCGCCCCACAACGGCGACGGGATGCCGATACCACAGGCATCGTCAGCCGGAACGAGACCGCCGCACCTCGGACATTTATCCTCCTCCACGCAATCGCTGCAGACATCGGACACATCGAACGAGGCCGACGTCGAGCCATATGGTACTGACTGCGAGAATACGATCTCGCCACGACCGCTGCATGACCGGCAGTAATCCGGCCACTGATCTACATAGACCGCGAGCGCCACCCGAAACTCCTCCAACGCCTGCACGCACTCCTCCGAGTGTTCCATTTTTACCCCCACGTCATGGTGAACTGCCGAACAACACACGGAGCGCCAGTAGGATGCCGGAAGTCGAAGTCGCCATCGGCAACATAGGCCACCAGCGGACGCTCCGAGGCATTCAATTTGATGCCCTCGATAAGCGCCAACTCCTCAGACGCCGCCTCGACCTCCTGCCACTTTTCCGGAGGAAGCGATCCGTCAGCCTCCGGAGCGAAATGAACCAGATAAATCATGATGCCTCCTTGAATTTTGCCGCAGCCAGCAGGCACGCCCGACAGCCGCGAACGGAAGATGGAAGAGAAGAGAACCGAGTCGAGAGCGCCAACCCGAGCGCCGTCTTGCCGCAGGGAGCGACCCGGTCGAGGATAAAATGCACAGGGATTTGAGATTTGACCGCCATGACAACCTCCGTTAATCGTTGATGATGAGAGCGGAGTAGCCAGCGAACTCGGGATAGCAGGAAGCACTCAGACCAGAGATACCGAAGCGCCACCCGACAACCTCGTCGGCGTTCCGGTCGGTGGAGACGAACAGCATGGTGAGCGTCAAACCCTCGTGAATGATCTCGAAGAAGCGCCGACCAAAGGTAGTGCCGGTACGGAACTCAAGGCCGAGATCGCTGATTTCAGTAACAAAGGTCTTGGTTTCAGGGACAACGGTGAAGAACGACGAAGCGACGGAATGGGACATAACAGCACCTCCGAGTAAGATAGAGAGGAAACCCCTCACAGGATACAAGATCCCGGAGAATGGTCGCACCACCCTGAACGCAAAAAAAAGGGAGCCCGAAGGCTCCCCATTGCTACCCGAGCAGATACGCCGGAATCGACGCCAGCACGTTTGCAGGATTCATCCAGAACCAGCCCTGACCGTAGTCGAAGGCCAGACCGCAGCCCGAATACTCCCGGTCCAGAAGGTCAGGAAGCGACCACCCGGACGGAGCGCCGACGCAGTAGAGCACCAAGCCGCGAGGAGTCGACTCCAAGCAGACCGGATACTGATGGCCGTGGTTGTCAATGGCCAGCACCGGGATAGGCGTGAGCAACCGAAGCGCCGAGAGCAGCGCCTCGCCGGTAAGTTTTTGATCCACAACGAGAGCGAACCGAGCGTCGTGCATTTCTTTAAAGGTCAACATGACTCCACCTCCAAGGATTCAGAAAACAGATACTCGGCAACCTCCCGAGCGGAACCGACGATCCGGTAGCCAGTAGAGCGAGGACGGCGAGCGCCATACTGCTGCGCATAGGGAACGTACTGAGAGCCGTCGCGCCGGGTTTTCACACCACACCCGAGAGCATCGACAACGTGACCAGCCTGCTCGGCGAGGATCACGAGCACCCGGATGGAGACAACGGACACGCCGAGGTCGGCTTTAATTTGCTCTATCGTTTTCATAACGTACCCCCTAGAGTTGATGGTTTGCGATTTTGGAGAGTTGACCGGCATACTTCAGCATGGCCTTTCGGCACACCGTGACCTGCCGCTCCGACAGCTTCCGGCCAGCAAGCAACTGTTTTGCCACGGAGGAGAGGAACTCGCCATCGCAGCCGTTGAACCCGACGCCGTTGTTCTCGATGGTGGTCTCAGCCGCCTGCTCGTCTGCCGTCTGCCGCTGATAGATGGCGACGATGCCGTGACAGAGCCAAGAGTTTTTAGTTTTCAATTCTTCCTTCACCTCAGCCGCCGTCCAGATTTTACCAGATACCGATCCCATGACATAACCTCCGAAATTTGTTGGAGAGGACCGCTCCCCTCACATAGTAGAAGATCCCGCAGAATGGTCGCTTACCCCTACAACTCAAAAAAAAACGGGAGCCCCGAAGGACTCCCGTTTTTTCAGTTGAACCACGAATCGAACCGCCAAAAGGAATCCTTGGTGCGGACCTTGTCCGCGAACTTGTCGCGAGCCTCGCGAGAGGAAAAGAACTTCTCCTTGGACACCGCTCGGTCATTGCGACCGAACTCCGTCCAGCGCACACCATACTCAGAACAGCCAGAAAAGATATAACCAGACATGACAGCCTCCTAGAGCAGATAGCGATTCTCACGAATCATCGGCAACGACCGGATGGTGACGGGAACACACTCGGCCTTACCAGCGGCAGCGAGGGAAACCAGCCGACGACGAGCGGTCCGGATAGACATACCGATCATGGCGGAATACTCAAGCGCCGTGACGGGAACGGTAACGTGTTTTTTAGAGGAAGGGACCGCAAAGAAGAAACCGAGCTGCAGAGACGAAATAGCCATGACATAACCTCCGAGTTTTTTGTTGGAGAGCGCCACCGCCCTCAGATAGTAGAAGATGCCGCAGAATGGTCGCACCACCATGAATTGAAAAAATAACGGGAACCCCGAAGGACTCCCGCGACGGAAAGGTTTAGAAGAGGACCAACTGCATCCGAGCAACAAGAGCACCACGGTCGGCCAGGAAATGGGACTTGTGGACGCCGGTCTCCCTCGGCAGATAAATAAGGCCAACCGGAGTAGCCATGAGAGAAGACGGAACGCACTCCACGAAATGCCAATCCAAGACAGCCGGAGACCAAACCAAAATGCGGGCATACGACTGAGCAGCATACGAGTCGCTTTTGATTTCAATGCGAAGTTTGAAGTCGCCAGCCTGCAGCAACTCGACGTAGGAGACAGACTGCGAACCTTTGGAAACAACGACGTTCAGGGATTTAACTGCGGGATTTGCCATGACAACACCTCCGAGCGGGATAGAGAGCAGCGCCCTCACATGATAGAAGATCCCACAGAACGGTCGCTCACCCCTGCCGACGAAAAAAAACGAAAAAAAAGGGAGCCCGAAGGCTCCCCGAAGCAACAGACAATGGCGATACTAGATGGGCTCGCCCTCGCTCGTTAAGCCATTGGCGATATTATGCAAGCCTTCGTGGAGCTTGACCTCCAGCTTGACGACACAGGAACAATCAGTGCAAGACAGGGAGTCGTGGTAGCCCGGAACATGGGCCGACTCGTGCAGGATGCGATGGTGAAACTTCATGGGAGCGGTACAGAGCGGACAGTTCATGGTAAACCTCCAGAGAACGGGTAGGAGCCAGCGGGCTCGGTTAGGTCAAATAGGCCACGATTTCATAACGCCCGGAAGGCATCTGGTGCCAGGACAGCGACAGGTAGCAATTAACGACCATCTCGCCGGTAGCGACGTCGGCGAAGTGCAGCAGCGTACAGGAGGACTCGCCGCAGAAGAAGGCCGAGAAAGGCGTCCCGTCTTCGCAGCAGAGCATGAAGCCGCGAGTGCGGAGGATGGCGTCGATCTGGTCAGTGGGGATACCGGAATGGTAAAGGGAGTTGACCTCTTTATGGAGCCGGGAAATAAGCGGACGCCGAACAGCCTGTTTAATTTTCAACATGACAACACCTCCGAGTAGGATAGAGAGCAGCGCCCTCACACAGTAGAAGATGCCACAGAATGGTCGCTACACCCTGCCCCGCATTTTTTTTACGAGCGCGAACAAAAAAATAGACACGGAGCTTTAACCCCTGATACGTTGGCGACATGGCACCAAAAATAACGCCCGGAATATACCTGCTGCGCAAGTCGGTGAGGACGCCAGATGAAAAAGTAACCGTAATGAATGCTTCAGATTTCCCCGCAAAATTTCAGTACTCAGGAAAGGAATACAGCCTGAGACTGACCCGCAAAGGCGGTCTGGTGCTTACAACCGAATAGCAGCAAAACGCTTACCCGCGCAAGCCCAACATTGCAAGCAACGGTTATAGGCGGAACCACTCCCACCGGGAGTAGCTCCGCCTTTTTGTATTCAGAGGCCACAGCATGAAAGAGAATCAAGTTTTATTTCAAATGGAAGCAGAGACCGTGCTCGTAAAGAGCGAGCAGGGAGACCGTCGCATCGTCAGGGGATACGCCAGCACGGCAGGACTCGACCAAGACGGCGAGACCATCCTCCAGAACGGTATCGACTTCAGGCCGTTGGTCAAATCCGGATACATCAACGCCGACCATCAGAACCGGAAGATAGCCGGAGTCACGGTCCCGGTAATAATCGGTTTCCCGACAAACGTCGAACTCCGCGACAAGGGACTATGGGTCGAGGGAGAGCTACTCAAGGCGCACCCGGAGAGCACCCCCACTGAGGAACTTAAGCTGGCCGACTATTTCTGGGAGATCGGTCAGCAGTTCCAGAAGAGCGGCAGCGACCGCCGCCTCGCATACAGCATCGAAGGAGGCATCACGGAGCGCCGAGGCAAGAAGATCGTCAAGTCGGTCGCCCGAGCCGTCGCTCTGACATGGAAACCCGTCAACCAGGAATGCACGGTCGAGTTTTTCCGCAAGAGCCTCTGCTGCGGGAAGTGCCATACCCGTCCCGACCTTTCCTGTCAAGAGGTCCACCAGATCGCCGAGGAGATCGTCGGCGAGATTGCCAAGTCCGAACCGGCCACCTTCACCGCACCCCCGAATGCCCTGAGCACCATCAACGCAAAGCCGATACTGAAACAGAACCTCGACCGAGGCATGAGCGGGATTCTGTACGGCGACGGCACCTGCGACCACATATACAAATCAACCGGCAGATTCCGCGACGGGATCGCCGGAGCCGTTGACCATCTCTGCAAATGCCAGGGTCACGAGAAGCAGGACTCCATCAATTTCATGCGCCAACTGATGGAGAAAGCCACCAATAGCGCCGACATAGCAGCACTCGTAAAACATGCAGGCTTTACCGCCCGCTAACAAAAACCAGAACGGAGGAGTACCCATGAAGACCGCCAAAGAAATCGCAGAGCAACGCGAGGAGTTGAAAAAAGCTATGGCCGAACTCGACGCTCTTGAAAATGAGCCCATCGAGAAATCCGCCACCGACGAACTCGACGAACTCATCAAGAGCGCCGAGGCCGAGTTTACCGGGAGCGCAATCATCCCGGAAATCGTGATCGACGACGAACCCCTCTACCGGTCACAGCAGCAGGACGATGCAGCCCTCGTGGAAGCATCGGAAGCGTTTGAATCTCTGACCAAGTCGGTCACTGACGGCATCGGCGGAATCCACGCCGAAATCGCCGGTCTGACCAAAGCACTCGCCGCCGATCTGAACCTGAACATCAAAACAGCGCAGGCCATCGTCGGACTCACCAAGTCCATTGCAGCCCTCGGGAGAATGCCGGTCGGTACCAGCGAGACCCGCATCGGATCAGGCAGCGCTACCCGAGACTTAGTCCCGAATGACATGGCCAAGAGCCAGAGCGAGATCAGCGACGCCCTGCTCAAAGCTGTTCAGGACGGCACGGTCGCCGCCAAGTGGCTCTCCACTTACGGAACGCACAAGAACCTTGAGATGCTCCCGGAAGACGTCAGGACCGTCATCGGCGCATAACCACACAACCACACCGCACTTATACAGACACAAGGAGACACAAGATGGAAATCCAGAGCTATGACCAACTGCTGAAAAGCAACAACATCGGGATCACTGGCGAAGACCGCGTCCAGGAACTGCGGAAAGCCCTCACCACTAACAACAGCGGAGCAGGCGGCATCCAGTCCGGTCCCCTCATGCTGGAAAACCTCGACGCCGTCATGACGGAAGTCCTCGTCAGCGAGCGCCACTTCAAAATGTTCAACATGCTGCCCAAAGTCCCGTCCGCACAGCCGTACTACGAATGGAACCGACACACCGGATTCGGCTCCAGTCGCGGGAGCATCGGCTTCCGGCAGGGAGGCGGGCCGAAAGGCGGAACCTCCAGCTTCACCCGGTCGGGCATCTACACCAAGTGGCTCGGAGCACGAGGCGGGATCACCGACCAGATGCTGATCGCAGCCGCCAACGGCGGATCGTTTGAAGACCCCAAAACCCGCGAGAACCGGGACCGCACGATGGAACTGCTGGAGCGCGTCGACAGGGAACTCATTTTCGGCAACAAACTGCTCCTCGACGAAGGCGGAGAGGAAGTCAACTTTGATGGCCTCTTGACCTACCTGTCCGCCAACGGCGGCAGCGTCATCGATAAAGCCGGTGCAGCCTTTGGATACGCCGACCTCGACGCCGACGCCCTCGCCCTCATCACCACCGGCAAGCAGCCCACGGTGGATGGGTACAACTGCCTGATGTCCCCCCACGTAATGGCCGGACTCAACGCGCAATATCAGGACCGTAACATCCTTCGGGCCGACAAGACCGCCAAGGCCAGCCTGAACATGACCCCCGGATTCAAAGTACCGGCATATGAAACCCAATTCGGCAGCTTTGAGTTTGACCACTCCATCCTGCTGGAAGAAGTCCCTGGTGGTGTACCTCTGACCGCCGCTCCGGCCAACGTACCGGCCTCCCCGGCGATCACCACGCAGCCTGCCGCTGCCACCCTCGCCACCGTCCATATTCCGGCAGGGACCTACTACTATGGCGTTTCCGGCTTCAACGATACCGGCGAATCCGTACCGGTCACGACCTCCTCGGTCGCGGTCGTTGATGGCCAGAAGGTCACCATTGTAGTGACCCGCCTCGCCGGAGCCACCGGTTACCGCATCTATCGCGGTAAAGCCTCCGACCTCAGCGATGCCCAATGGATCGCCAGAGTACCCCAGACGGCATCCGGAAACCTGACGTTCATCGATGATGGCTCATGGCGTCCGCTTGACGCCAACGGCAAACAGGGGAACGGTCTCGTGATCGAGGTCAAACCGAACCCCGCAGACATCTGTATCGCCCAGATGGCACCCCTCGTCCGCAAGGAACTGCCTGCGGTCGACACCACATACCCGTTTTTGCTCTTGCTGTACATCGTGCTGGTCCCCAAAGCACTGGAGCGTATCCGGATTTACAAAAATTGCGGAACCTACGTCCCGGCATAACCCGAGCGTCCGCAAGGTAAAATAAGGAGGGGAGCAATCCCCTCCTCAACCTTCACCACAGAAAGCGAGAATCGAAATGAGTGCCAAAACAATCGAAGTCCACAGCGCCAAATTCTGCAACGAGACAGTCAGCCTTTGCACCCGCCGAGACGAGCAGCGCAAGGTGGAATTCACCGACCGAGGCGACGGGATCGGCAAAGCCCTCGTGGACGAAGACGAGGCAGAAATCCTCATCGGATGCATCGGTCTTCCGGAGTTTTTCAAGCCGGGATTTGAAGTTGACGAACAGGCCGAGAAACCGCTGACCGCAGAAGAGAAAAAAGCCGCCGCCAAAGCCGCGAAGGAAGCAGCCAAAGCCGCTGAGGAACTCGCCGCCAAGGAAGCAGCCGAAGCAACCGCCAACCAGAACCAGTAATCCAACCACCACCCCATAGCTTCAGGGGCGACCAACCCCGGAGCCGGAGGATATCATGGCCACCAGAACAACCCGCACGTTTCCCAATAAGGCGAACTTCGGAGCAGAACTCGCCGCCATGCGTGCCGAATTCAACGCCCTCGTTGACGAAGTCGAGGAATTGAAAGCCGCATATAAGACACATACCCACTCCGCCGTCGCCACCAAAGGCCCGGACGGGAATACCGGTACCGGATTCACTCCGGCGTTTGCCACCGTCGATGCGAAGAAGATCGCGTAACCAGCAACACCAAACCAGAAAGGAGCAACTATATGCGTAACATTTCCATTTGTTCTATCGTCACCCTCGTGCTGCTGGCTGTTTGCCTGATGGCCGGAGGATGCACCACCCCGCAGATCCAGAAAGAAACAGTCGGTCAGGTCCAGATTCAGGAGCGGGGATATTTCACCCTTGCCTGCTACGACGCCATCGGCAACCTGAAATGGCAGGAGACCGATAGAGCCAACGCTTTATCGCAGACCGGAGAACAAGCCATACTTGACGTTTTTTTCAGGAACGGTACCGCACCCACTACGTTTTATTTGAGACTCACAAACACCATACCCGCTGCCACTGATTCACTGGCAACAATCATGGCGACAGAACCTACAACGGGATACGGATACAATCCGGCCAACCAAACACTCGCCCGAAATGGTACCGACTGGCCGACACTATCTATCGCCACGTCACACTATGAAATCCAAAGCAAGTCAACAACCATTACCGCCAGCGGGGGGGCAATCGGTCCCGTCACGTATGCGATTATTGCATCCAGTAGCAACAACACCGGGTACCCTATAGCCTTTGCAGCATTGGCGCAGGCGCGAACGTTGTCGTCCGGTGACAGCCTACAGATCACCTATAAAGTACGACTACAGTAAGAAATCCCATACCCAGATCAAGAAAAGGGGAGGTTTAATAATCTCCCCTTTTTTCAAGACGAATACCAAGAGCATCATCTCCGACATGGGAGTCATCCGATGAAATTCCTAAAACACCTCACCGATACCCGCACCATCCACGCTACCACAGTGAGACCTCCGGTCAACGGTATCAGCACCCGTTGGAGGACGTAATATGGCAACAGTTACAAGTACAGGAGCAGGGAACTGGTTAGCAGTTATGCCCGGATGGGTGGATGGGGACAATGCTGTCATAAGTCATGCTGTTATTGTTAATACACCAATAATTTGTGGATCATCTCCCGAAGATATCACAACAATGGTATTATCAATAACCACAGCAGGCGCTTTAACTATAAATCCAAATATTTCAGTTACCATTAGAGGTAATTTTTCTAATAATGCTGGAGCAAGTGGTCTGGCAAACTATAAGCGTAGCTTAATTCTTAATCAAGGCAGTATTTTTCAATTCGATCAAAGCCAATGTGCGGTTCCATCTGCCAGATCTTGGATATGGAGAATAGGCCCATATTGTCAAGTCTATTCCAGAGGAGTACCCAGAAATAGAGCTATTATTCAAGTTTTACCAAACATGGGAGTTGTATATGTAGATGCAATAGTCTATGGAAGAACTAGCGGTCACGATTGGGAATTCACAGATTATATTGGATTTGGCTCAGGTAATATAAAAGCCGGTTCGTTTACAAGTGATATTGCAGTAACACCTACTACGCGGTTTTATTACTGTAATTTTGATAAGTGTGGTGCTTTATTTTTCATTGCAGCGACCTCATCATCCCTGTCAATAACTTTTTGCAATACGACAAGAACTACATATCCGGGTTCGAATTCAGTCCAGCTAACCGGGTCTATAAATTCCACAGGCACTCTCGAGTGTAAATTCAATTCTTTCTCGGATACTGTATTATTCAACGGTCCACATTCGTGGGAAGTAGAAAATAATTATTTTGCAAAAAGTTCTCCAACGATCACACAAGGTGTAGCTACAGGAACAACTGGAGCTGGTTTTAAATCTTATAGAAGGAATTATCTGGGTGTAACTGGAGCAGACAGCCGAGAGATTGAAGGCGATCTTACAAATTGCTATTTCAATAGTGATTTAGGTATAGCTAATTATGGTTCGTTAAATTGGTTAGCATGGAACTCTGCCAGAACAATGCAAAATTGTGTATTAGACAATTCGGATAAAACCTCTGCTGAAGGCGATTTTATTATGCCTTGCGGTAATTCAACATTAAAAGCAGCAGGTACTACTCATCATTATATAAGTAATATTTTATTACCATCTGCCCACGGTGGCTCTATGGGTAAACCCCTATCCCTTTATTGGGGTATAGCGAATGTTAATATCGAAATCAAAAATAGCACTACTGTAACGTACAAAAATTCAGATAGTCCTGAAACCGCATTAGGTTTAGGCGAACTGATTGATGGTTCTGGTGATACTGATGCTTCAATAGGGCATCACGTTAATGAGGTTGTTTCTTTTAAGAATAATATGAACTGGACACCTGCTTCAAAAACACCAGGTTGGTTTGCCGTAAGACAACAATCGTCAATGCAGGATTTATTGTCTGCTAGTAACACTAATTACAACTGGGGTTGGAACTTAGATGCAGGTTCTGATGGAAACGGATTCCATACATGGCCTTCTCGTAGAGTAAATAATCAATTTTCTACAGGTACCCCTAATCCTAATGGTAGCTACGCAGCGGGTGATCCGCAGTTTTTAGATTCATCTCGTTGTTTTGTATCCTATGATACACACCGTCTTTGCAATACAGCCACAGCATGGCTTTCTTCTAATAGTTATTCTGTTGGAGATATAGTATCTGCGGCAGATTCAACAATGTATTCTAACTTAACTATAAACTATCGTTGCTTGACGGCACATGTAGCTGGAGTTGACTCAAGACCCGGCACAGGAACTTCATGGCGTACTTATTGGGAATATTCCAGTTCATATCGTCTTAGAGAAAACACTTACAGAGTCCAGGATTTGATAGATTGGGTACGTAAAGGATACTCACCCAGAAACACAGCCGTAGCTACTTACGGTGAATCCGGAACTTTTGCTGGAGCAGTTGACCCTGCATTGACTATAGAATTACCCCCTGTAATAAATCAATTTATAGCTGAAAGAATAACGGATGATTCTGTTCGTGTTTTCGCTTCAGTAACAAATGGTAGCTCAAACGTATCTGCCTATCTTCTCTCTTTAGATGCAGTCACTCCTTTAGCCACAGATTCACGTTGGAACTCTGTCCTTCCAACGACTTACAATACTTTAGGAGTCGCCAATTCACAATTATTTATTTTTGCAAAAGATGTTAATAATTTTATTTCATTTCCACAAATAGCTGTTTTTGCAGGTCTTCCTGCTGTCATTACTTCTGAAAACGTCTCGGCAGAAGCAAATGCGGTAACATCGACAGTTGACGTTTTTGTTCAAGCCGTACCACCAAACACCATAGTCGAAAACGTCTCGGCAACAGCAAATGCGGTAACAGCAACAGTTGACGTTTTTGTTCAAGCAGCACCACCAAGCTCCATAGTCGAAAACGTCTCGGCAACAGCCAATAGCACCACCAGCGTCTCTGAAATCAATAATTTAGTCGACACTATAACTGCGATGGCTACAGCAGGAACTCAGGCGGTAGACATTGCAGCATACCTGCAAGACTTCATTACAACAATCACGGCAAATACAGAAGCCAGGGAAGTCCAAAATTTCGCCGACACTATAACTGCGATGGCTACGACAGGAGCTCAGGCGGTAGACATTGCAGCATACCTGCAAGACTTCATTACAACAATCACGGCAAATACAGAAGCCAACGAAGTCAAAACCAGCGCAGAAAACGTCTCGGCGATAGCCAGCAGCACCACCAGCGTCACTGAAATCAACAATTTCGCCGACACTATAACTGCGATGGCTACGGCAGGAGCTCAGGCGGTAGACATTGCAGCATACCTGCAAGACTTCATTACAACAATCACGGCAAAAGCAGAAGTCAGGGAGACCCAAACCACAAACGATATGGTTACATCCGACTCATCGGTTGGAGTTTCGGTCGTTGACGTTTTCATAAAAGCGCACATCGACGTCACGACAGACAGAAACGAATACTCCCGCTTTGAACCGGGACGCAGCATAATCAAAGCCAGAATGCAGGCACTGGAAGGGGCCGGAGACGGAAAGATCACCGTAGAGCTGAGACGAACCACAGGACCGGTCGTAGCTACGGCAACCATAATTGTAGACCACCTACAACCCATTCGGAAAGAAATAGCCTTTGATACCTCCGCCATTATTGACACCGATGGCATACCAACCTGCGTCCGAGGCCAATACGAGATCCATGTAACTAGTGGCGATATTGCAGCCACAAGCCGACCATTCTACATAAGCGTCATTACGGTCCCGGAATTCCGGTCAACCTACCTCAAGGGACTGCCGCTCCTTAGCAGCAATGTCCTTGCCGCCCGGAAGCAACCGAGCAGTGTGACCGGAGTCACCATAGTCCGGGTTTCAGAAGGCAGCAGGCCCGGCTTCAAACCGCTGCTATTTTCTGCAGCCAGCCGCAGCCTGTCATGGAACAACGGACCAGCCATCACCATCACCAGCAGCGACGAGATCCTGCCGGGAAGTTTGGGAGATTACGTAGAGGTCGAGATAGACGACTTCATCCTGCCAAACGATGACGCATCCGAAAGCATCCTGATCGACAAGGACACCATCACCGACGAAGACCTCCGCAGGGAGATCGAACGGGGAGTAGACGAAGTAGAGCACGACCTTGATATGAACATCGAGCCGCTCCGCGTCGCCACGGAGCCATACTACTCCAACCCGGAACCCGGTGAATGGTTCGACAAGAAGCAACAGCCAGTCGCTTATTACAGCCGAGACTTCAACATGCGCGGCATGGGATGGCACCTTGACCTTGCCATCAACCAACTGCTGAAAGTGGACAAAGTCGAGGGATTCATCGGGTCCGACCGAGTCCTCCAGATCAGCAGCGGAGCATACACCTGCCAGAAGAAAGCCGGGATGCTTGACGTCATGCCCTACTCCGGACAGTACGTCGTCAATTACCTATTTTTTGTTCAAATGCAGTTCTGGGGCAACCGGGAATTTATCGCCGGTTTCTGGCGATGGAAAGGTAAAGCCGGAATCGATCACATGGAAGGCGACCTGATGCGAGCCCTCGCCTACAAGGCCGCGATACCGGTACTGATAAAGGCGGGACAAGCCGCCAGAGACGGCATCACCAGCCTCTCCACAAGCAAGGACGGAGTCAGCGTCAGCCAGAGCGCTGCAGGAGGCGCAGGCGGTCTCTACGGAGCCGCCGTCACCGAGTACAAGCAATGGCTCGATACCAACATGAAGCAGACCATCAAGAGATACCGAGGACTATCGATGGTGGTGCTCTGATGCCACTACCAGTCGGGATAGTCGACAATTTCACCAGAGCCGAAGGGGAGCAGGTCCGACACCTCGTCGGCATCCGATGCTGGTGCCACGGCGCAGATGGCCAGCCGGACCCGAACTGCATACAGCATGAGAACGGTGGATGGCTCTTCGTCAACGAACAACTCATCACCGGTTTAGTATCCGGGATAGAGTACCGAAAAGAATTGATGCAGACCGGAGTCTTCATGCCGGGAGATTGCCTATTTTCACCGACCAGCGACGTCACAGTTTCCGAAGGCGACAAGATCATCTTCACATGGGCTCTCCCCTACGGACCCGGTGACGCCATGCAGAGAGGTAACGGAGACGCCGACCGATTATACTACGCTGCAGCATCGGCAATATACTGCCAAGACGAGCACCGCCATATCTGGAACGAAGGCGTTGATTTCCGATTTGTCGGCAACACCATCGAGTGGCGATGGCCAGACAAACCGACAGCCGGAGGACGACCGGCGACCGGATGCCGCTACACCATCAAGTACAAAGCCTTCATCGAATGGCTCGCCTTCGCACCACCCGTCCCAAGAATAAGCCACGGTAGCGAGGTCGGCGATAAAGTCATGCTCCGCAAAAAACATCTGATAGAGAGATAGAACATGAACCGCATTCGTAAACGGATGACCGATATGCTCGACTTTTTCCGCGATTACAACGGTAAAAGTGGCAAATATCTCCGCGTAAAAACAGACGAGTCCGGGATAGAGGCTGTCGACGGAACCGGTGCCGCCAGTGGGTCAATATGGCATAGCGGGACCGGAGCACCAGCCACCAGCCTCGGCAACGTCACCGACTGGTACTTAGATGATGCCAACGGTAACGTCTACGAAAAAACCGGTGCAACGACATGGACACTCCGCGACAACTTGACTGGTCCACAAGGTATCAAGGGAGATACCGGAGCAAATGGACTTGACGGTACAGGTACCGGTTCGAATACGGTCAGCACATCCACCGGAACAAATATAATCGGGATACTCAAGGGTAATGGTGTAACGGTAGCACAAGCAACAGCCGGTACCGACTATGAGATTCCGGGAGCAGCCGCAACCGTAGGAGGGGTCCTGTTGAACCATGCCAACGAGACGACCACCGCGCATGGTGGACTAGTCTCCAGTACAGACACCCGCCTTCACGCCCCAGGGAGCGATAACCAAGATTTATCTGGATTGATACCAAAAAGTCTTGCTACGGCAGCAGACATGACCCTAGTGTCGTCGGGTTCAGGTACCTGGATAGTAAAGACTTTGTCCGGGTTCAAAACATGGCTCGGTTTAGGCAGCGCCGCATACACGGCATCAACAGCCTATGCCACCGCAGCCCAAGGTACTGACGCTCGGCCTGCCTCAGACGTAAGCGCATGGGCAAAGGCTGCCACAAAGCCCGTATACAACAATACTGAAGTGGGAGCAGATGCGGCAGGAGCTGCGGCAGCAATAACGCTCGCGGGTCTTGGTGGTATTACTGCCGCTGATGCCATTCATCCCAACACGGCAATCACCCCCGGCACCAAGACCAAGATATCCTACGACGCCAAGGGACTCATCACGGCAGGCGCAGACGCAACGGCGGCTGATGTAGGAGCGAAAAATATTGCCGGATTCCGTCACGTCTTTTGGCCAGCGGGGGCGGCCTTTCCACAAGATACAATAGGTCCTTCAACCGGGAATGTCATTGGCAGTAATGGCGCAGGATATGACACATGGGATTTTGATTCTTCAAGGAGTACTGAATCATGCCAGTGGAATGGCAATCTTGAACACTGGAATGGCGGAAC